GGGGTTCGTGTGACACAATGATGCGACCACATATAAAACGACGGCGAATTCCTTTCTAGGAGGATGCCCCCTTTTTTTTATGTATCAGACGGCCACCGGTGCCTTGATCGCGGGCCATGGGTCGTAGCCGGTCAGGTGAAAGTCGTCATACGTGTACGCGTCGATGCCAGACGCCTTGTCGATGCTCATATGCGGGTACGGGCGCGGCTCGCGTTCAAGCTGCTTCACTACCTGTTCCAGGTGGTTCCTGTAGATGTGCGTGTCCCCGCCCACCCAGATGAACCGTCCTGGCCTGTAGCCGGTCTGCTGGGCGACCATCATGGTCAGGAGCGCGTATTCCGCGATATTGAACGGCACGCCGAGGAACATGTCGCAGGAACGCTGGTACAGCTGGCAGTCGAGCCTGTCGCCGCGCACATGGAACTGGAACAGGCAGTGGCATGGCGGCAATGCCATCCGGCTTAGGGATTCGACGTTCCAGCTGTTGACGATGATGCGTCGGGAGTGCGGGTCTTCGCGGATGGTCTCGATGGCGTTGGCGATCTGGTCGATGCCGCCGAGGTCGGTCGGCCAATTGCGCCACTGGCATCCGTAGACGGGTCCCAGATCGCCGTTCTCGTCCGCCCATTCGTCCCAGATGTGCACTCCGTGCTCCTGTAGCCAACGCACGTTGGTGTCGCCTCTAAGAAACCATAGAAGCTCGTAGATGACGCCTTTGATGAAGACCTTCTTGCTAGTGATGAGGGGGAAGGCTTTGGATAGGTCGAACTCCATGCGTGTGCCGAACAGGCTGATGGTGCCGACGCCGGTGCGGTCGTTGGACGGGACGCCGTTTTGGAGCACGTCGAGAAGGAGGTTTTCGTATTGGTATTCGCCGCTCCACTTGTGGAGGTGGTCGGCTTTAGAGATGAACGCTTCTTGTTCTTCGGCGGATTCGAATTGCATTGGGGGCGGATTGTCCTTCATGGTTGCGTTTGGGGAGATGGGCGGCGGGGAGATGCCGACCGGTCGCGGAGTGCCTGCTGGCGGCTTGTCAAGCCGTTTGGCTGGCTTATGACGCGATTTTAGCACGCGGACTTTCTTTTTGATGTGTTAATTACGAGCGAAGCGAGTAATTAAAACATTTTTTCTTTCTCGCAGGTCAAGTAAACTCTTGGGTTAATTCAAGTTCTTATAGGTTTACTTAATTCTAATATTATAAGAGTAGGTTTACTTACTAGTATTACCGTGTTTTTACCGTTTTTTGGCCTGTTTTATGTGCTGAAAACGGCGTCGTTCCAACGTTTTCTCGACATTACGGGGGTTGCGGTCATTTGCGGTCACGCTGCGGTCACGCTGCGGTCACGCGTGACCGCAACACGCAAATTTGAAATCGTTGGAAAATGGCGGTTTTTATGTTACGAACATGTAACGAGAGTGTTAATTCGTGTAAAGGGGGTCTATTTTGCGTGTTTTTGGCACCGCACCAACGGTATTTATGTAGACTTTGTGGAGTCTCACATAGTGAGACAACCATACCCCCTTACTGGGTTTTGTATAGCACGAATCATGAGGGCGTTCCCATGGTCGGGTTCACGGTCGAACGTCCATGATCTACGACCGCTGCGGTCTTTCCTTTCCGTTCTCTCCCCCGCTTCCGGGAGAGAATCGGCCTGCCCTGATGGTCGCGGGCGCGGCCATGCGTGCGGCACGGTCGGCATCGAACGGTCGGAGGACGGCATGCTTCCGACACGCGTGAAACGCCGGTGCGCAATCCGCGTTCTCTCCTGTTCCCTCCGCGTTCTCGCCGCCCCTGTGATACGCCAGCGACCCTACGGCGGACGACGCCGACCATCCAACGGAGCGCCCACTGAACGCTTCATCGCCGTGTCGCGGCCCTTTTCTTGGTTTTTTCGTGATGACATGGCGAGTTTGTCTGAGAATCGGAGAGAACATCCGCTTCTCACTCCCCTGGCGGCTCTTCCGATTCCGACTGGAAACCTTACTCCCGTAAGGGTTTCCGCCTAAGCTCCTGCGACTGGGCTTGAACCAGTGACCGTCCGATTAACAGTTAGAGAGTTTGATAGAATACCCCTTGGAACGATTGGGCAAAACGGCTTCATTCCAACGGTTTAACCTCACTTGAGGGTCACTTGACCCGCAAGTGAAGGTCAAATGGAAGTCTGAGAATGTCTGAGAATATGGAAGCAAGGAGGTAATCATGGCACGCAAAGCAAGAAACGGCATCGTCTACCCATACAAAGTCGAACGGAAAAAGAAGCTGGCCGATGGCACAATCAAGGCTTACCCCAGCTTCGAGTTCAAGATCGACGGGAAGACCTACAGCTGCAAGAAGTACGCCGACGCGAACAGGCGTCTGACCGAACTGCTCCAAGAGCGAGCCAAATTCGGCAGCACCAGCAACACGTCAGTCACATTGGGCGCGTATTCGGAACAATGGTTGGAACGACGGCAGAGGGATGCAGACCCGAAGACGTTCGCCAACTATCGAACCATCGTCCGCAAGCATCTACGCCCATACCATTCGCAGAAAATGTCGAACCTGAACGCCGCGGTCTGCGACCGCATCGTAAATGGTCTTACCGTCGTGAAGACCATCGATGGTAAGAAAATGCACGTGAAGGCCAGTCTCAGCCTCCGCCGCCAGACGCACACCACGTTGAACCAGATTTGCAATGCCGCCGTAGCGGATAGGATTCTTCCCACGAATCCGATGGGTGGCGTTCCTACTCCGAAGGACAAGGACATCAGTCTTGCCGACGAACGCAAGAACGAAGCGCACGAGCGTACCGCATTCACCGATGACGAGGCGAAGCGTATCCTCCAAGCTGCCAACGAGTTGGGCATCCGCAAGGGTGCGAGGGAATGGTTCAGACTATGCACCGGCATGCGCCCCGGCGAAATCTTGGGGGCTTCGCTCCAAGACCTCGAACTGACCACCACGGCAAACGGCATCCCCTACGGCGAATACACCGTCAACTGGAAACTGGAGGAATTGAAGAAGGAGCACGGTTGCGGAGAACCAGATCGTAAAGGCGTGTACCCGTGCGGATACAAGCGTGGCGCCGCATGTCCGCAATGGAGATGGCGTATTCCAGACGGCTTCGACATGATCGAACTGCAAGGCCGCTGGTGTCTCACCCCGCCGAAATCGAAGCGTGGAAGGAAAGTGCCAATCATTCCCGCATTGGCGCAGACACTCGAAGCATACTTGGTGGATACCGCCGAAATCCCGAACCCACATGGACTCCTGTTCCGTCATGACGACGGCTCGCCCATCGAACCGGAAGAGGATATCGAACAGTTCCGCAAACTGTTGGAGGCGGCGGGAGTGCCGAACGCCGAACATAGGAGCCGCCATGAGACACGCCATACAGTAGTGACCATCCTCATGTCGATGGGTGTGGATGTCGGCTTGGTAGAGGAAATCGTGGGCCATTCCAGCAGACTCATGGTCGAACACTACCGTCATGCCGGGTTGAAGGAACGGTTGGCCGCAATGGAAACGATGAACTCCGCATTAGACTTGAAGCAGATAGAACGGGCTGGCGAATAGAAGCCCTAAAACGCAGAAAAGCCCCTCCCCCAGCCATAGCTGAGAGAGGGGCAAACTTGTACACAGGACGTACTAGTTGGGCATAGCATTCTTACACTTCTCCAACATCATGTCAGAGAAATGAAAGGTTTCTACTCGGAATACTTTGCCTTCAACTCGCTGACGCCAATCAGTGCGCCAACCAAAACGGCCAGAGCGTTCAACGTGGTCACGATCTGGTCAACATAAGGCAATCCCCATGCGGGGCCTACCACATGCACGAACACAGCCAAAGCTGGCAACGCGATAAGCGCGAGCCACTTCAACACCTTGTACGCTTCGTCCGGCAAGAGGTAGTTGTTTTCTTCGCCTGTTTCTTCCTGCGGCTTTTCGCCGTCATTCTGAATCTCCTTGACTTCATCGACCATAGTTACTCCAATCACCAGTAGAGGGTTTCGCCCGGATAGATCAACGCCGGATTGCCGGAACGATAACCGTGGATGCTGTACATGTTCACTCTGTAGTATCCGGCGATGGTGCTCAACGTGTCACCACTGCGAACCGTGTAACGGTGAGTGCTGTATGTGTTGCTGACCGGCTGACGTGCGACGCCGGTGCCACGACGGCAGACCGTCTCGCCAGCGTAGATGATGTTCGGATTGCCGGAACGATAACCTGTGTACTGGTTCCAGCTACCGCCATTACGTGACGCGATGGTGCTAAGAGTGTCACCACTCTTGACGGTCACGCAGACGCTACCGCAGTTCGTGTTGGCCGGAGCGCTCACTGTCGAGCCTCCACCCAAACGCTGGTTCACAATCGCCATCACACGGTCGTAGGCACCGCCAAGAGCCTGACGTCGTTCGTTGCCGTTGCCGTAGACTCCACGAATGACCTTGGTAGCCATATCGTTGTAGTCCGGCGCGGTAGTCACCTGCGGTCGGACCGGGTCATGCCTCACCTCGGCATGGGTCTTGCCACGATCACCGTTCGCGATCTTCTGCCATGCGTCACGCTCACCGAAGAACAAGTTAAGGTCGAGAGGGCCGACACCGTTCAGATAGCCGGTGGACGCATACTGCACCATGCCCTCGCCCTTGCTGCCGGCGTTCCACGGAGTGGACTGCCAGCCGGTCGCGTTCATGCTTGCGTACTGCGCCTTCCACAGCATGCAATGGGCGCGCACGTCGGACGGAATCTGATATACGGCGGAATCCTGCACGTACACGATCGGCCAGACCTTGGTACGCGAATACACCTGGTTGACCCACTGGCGCACCCAGTCGCCGTTGCCCCAAGCTGCGTTGCCGTTGGACTCCCAGTCCAACGCGAGCACGCACTGGCCCACATAGCCGTTGAACTGGTTGAGATAATGGTTCACCTCGGCGGTGACGTTGCCGCCGTCCGCGTAATGGTAGCCGCCGCAAGCCTTGCCGGTCTGCCGCGCCCAATCGGTCTGGCTTCGCCAAGACGGATTCACGTAGCCGCCACCCTCCGTGATCTTCACGATGGCCGCGTCAGCGTCCACCACGCGCGTCACGTCGGCGGACTGCCAGCCGGAAACGTCGATGACGTTCATGTTCGCGCTGGCGACCGGCGCGACAGCGACGCACAGCACCGCAGCCAACGCGGTCAACGGCCTGCCCATATGCCGACGCAGACGCTTGTGCTTCGGCTTGCCTTTGTTGTTGAGGATGCCCACATCCTCTCCTTCCCGCCCCCAAGTCAAGGGGCAAATAGAAAAGCCATCCCGAAATGGGATGGCTTTGAAGTGTGAAAATCAATGCCTGTGCGCGCCAAAGTTGAACACGAGAACTAGCGCGAGCAGCAGCAGATATATGCCGCCAGCGGTCAATGCCTGTCCTCCTGTATGTGCGCGTTGATGATGTCGTTGCGCATTTCCGTGCCGACGCCATTGCCTCCCAGACCGCTGTAGGCGCGATAAATGCGTTCAGCGGTCCGTTTCGTCTCGACGGTGCATACGCCGCCGTTGTCCACCATCTGCCGATGCAACAGTTCAAGCTTGCAGAACAGCAGCTCCTTCACGCCCTCGTGCAACGGGTCGCGCCTGTTGTCGATTCTGTTGAGCACCCATGGGACGAGCGCTCCGAACCCACCGGAACCGATGATGGCGACAATGATGGTGATTGCTTCCTGATTCACCTATGCCTTCTTACGTCAGAACCACGGGTCGAGAAGGTTCTGCCGCACCTCCGCGTGGTATTCCTCCGGTACTTCGTCCAGCGTCTTGCGTCCGGCCTTGACCAGACGGGTGTACATGCGGACCGCTGCGGCATGATTGAATCTAACCATTGTTCTCACTCCTTATCCTTGTTGTCGGCGGAATCGTCGGCGGTGTTCTTACCGTCGTTGTTGACATCGCCGCCATCGGTCTTGCCGGTGTCGGAATCGGTGGAATCCGTCGTATCCCCGTCCTCGCCTGCCATCAGGTCGGCCAGCAATTGCGCGTTGTCCAGGCTTGCCTGTTCCAATGCGCTCACCCTGTCGAGCACCGGCTTGGAACTGGTGGCGTCACCCTCGAACAGGACATCCGCCTGTTCGACGGCCTCCTGTTCGAGCAGCGGGAGCACCTGATATGATTCGACCGCTGTGTACTCCACGTATTCTGGCTGATTTTCGGTCGCGTCATGGGTGACCGTCCTGATGCTGCGGCGGATGCGGATATCGGCCAGTCCGTCATCGCGGAGATGGTAGTCCACCTTTTCCAACGGGGTTGCGGAAGAGACGTTCTGAATCATCTGTTATCCTTTCTTTCGGCTTGCCGCGACGGTGTTTCTGGCGCGGCGGACGATTTGATCGACGTTGTTTCGACGCCGGTATTGGATGGAATCGCTGTTTTTGATCCAGCCGTAGTAGCTGGCGCAACGGTATGCGAGCCGAAGACTCGTAGGATTCCGCGCGTATCGGCGGAATGAGCGGCGTGCGCGCAGGAAGATGCCCGCCCTGACGCCGGTATGGTCCGGGTAGAAGGTGAAGCCCACCATGTCGATAGGCTCCACGCCGACGTGCTTGACATTCCATGTAGGATGGATTTCGAGACGGAGCGTGTCATGCAGGTAGGCGCGTATGCGTTTGACGGCGATGGTCAGATCACGCTTCGATCTGCCGACCAGGAGAATGTCGTCCATGTAGAACAGCATGTGCGTGACGAGCCGTCTGGTGGTGGTTTCGCCTGTCCTGCGGTTCACGCGCTCCTTGCTTAGATGCCGTTCGCAGAAATGGTAGGCGTATGAGAGGTAATAGTTCGCGAGCCACTGGCTCAGATAGGAGCCGATGTTCAATCCGTCATCGCCCGCGTATTGGTCGATGAGATGGAACGTCAAATCCAGTAGCCGCCTGTCGCCCACGTCACGCAAGAGCAGGCGTTTCAACACTTCACGGCTGATGCTTGGATAGCATTTGCGTACGTCCAGTTTCACGAACACTTTGCTGGATGGTTCGCGCACCCATCGTTTGATCGCGCGTCGCGCGTCGGCTATGCCCCTGCCGGGAACGCTCGCCGTCTGCCATCTGCCGACCTTCGCGCGGAACAATGGCATCAACGCGGTTCCGCAGACGTAATCGTAGATCTGATGGCGGATGCTTTCGCGTCCGATGATGCGTATCTTGCCTGAAATCGGTTCCACACGGCGGAAGTAGCGGATGGGCGCGAACCTGTATTCGCCGCGTCCTATCTCGTCGGCTATCTGCCATGAAAGCGAATCCAAGTCGGGATGGCGGCTGAGGAATTCGTTCACGTCCCTGCGGGAGCGTTTGCCTTTGAGGAACCGTTCGATGCAGTCGCGCACGAACGCGGGTTCGGTGATGCGACTGTGTTTGCAATATGTTTTCATAAAAGCTATAAGGGGAATGTTGGCGGCGTTCGGCCTTATGGCCTACCGGTCGCGTGCTTGATTCGATTTTCGGCATGGCCGAGGCTTGCCCTCTCGCATATCCCCGAAAGCGGAGGGTAGTCGTGACGGAAAATGGTTAACCCTTATGTGCGACCGCCGTAGTTCCACCAAGCGTTCGACAGATCGTTCCTGCCGTTCGCGTTGAACAACCCGCAGTGCGAGCCGTCCCTGAGATTGCCACCGCGCCGCAAGAGCAGGAGGAACCCGGCGAAACCGTCACGAATCCCTGAAATATTACCAAGAGTCATACGAGGGTGATGAGGGGGCTTTCGCCCCCTCGCTGGCGCTCACCCCCAACCACCCGCACTAGGCGTGCGTGCGGCCAAGAACAGATAGGCGACCGCCGGCGCCCCACCACGCGCCCGACAGACCGCCCCCGCCGCTCGCGCCGAACAACCCGCAGCGCGAGCCAGCCCAGAGATCGCCACCGCGCCGCAATTCGTGCAGTCCCGGAGCGCTGATCGGGTTGATAATCAGAGCGTCGGTCAGGCCGCTGGTGCTTGTCGCACCCACACCGGTAGGCAGTAGGAATCCGTGCTTTTCGGTGAAGTCGGTCTGCCACTGCCACTGGTTGTCGGTCTTGTCGTTGGCGGCTGGATAGTCGCCCACATGCACGTAGTCGGCGGTGATGGCGGTGCCGCTCGCCTTGGTGGTGTCGAACACCTTCCACACTTCTGTATGACCGGAAGTGTCCGAATCCTTCACGTTCTTCAGAATGATGTCGCCCTCAGTCTCGTAGACTCCGGCGAACAGTTCGATGCCCTGCAACTTGATCGGCTGATGGGTCTTGGACACATCCTCGCGGGGGATGCCGTCGTTGCCGAGCACGCCATCCGTCGAACCGGTCAGGTACGGCATCTGGGTGACATGCATGGCCGTCGTGGTCGTGAAGGCCGCGCCGGACACGTTGATCGCGGTGGTTGCCGAGTCCACGACGGTCTTGGAAATGACCTTGCGGTATGCCGCCGCCTCGCCGGTCTTATTGTCTCCACGGTCGGTGCCGGTGCCGACGCTCACGTAGGAGCCGAGGTCGATGCTTGCCGCGTCGGTGGCCTTGACCAGCGCGCGCGTGACGTTGGTTTCGGCCTTGCTGACGTTGATCTGAGCGGAACCGTTGAAGTCGCCGCCCAAGTAGCGTTCGATGTCCTTGGTCGCGTATTTGAGCATGTGCATGAGCTGCATGTAGAACGTGTCGGCGGAAGTCTTTCCGCTGTAGCCCTTGCCTTTGCTGGTGGTTACGGCCACGGAGCCTTGTTCGCTCATGGAGGCCGGAATCTGACCCGAGACGGACGCGGCCTTGCCGCCGTAATTGGACAGCGGGTATTTCGCGTACGCCATGCACGGGCGGAGCGAACCGTCCGGCAGCAACGCGCCCGGCATCGGCGAATAGCCGTCGTACTGGGTATCGGAATACCAGATGGTGCAATGGTTCGTGTCGAACTCGAACCGGTAGAAGCCGGGAGCGGTGATGACGAACACGTCGCCATTCGACCCGTCCTTCGCGTAATTGCCAGCCAAACCCTTGATGGCCTTCACGACCGGCGTGCCATCATCGGCCACCGCAACGTTCGCATCGAACACACGGAACGCGCTCAAACCAGCGTAATCGTCACGGCCCGCACGATAATTCGTGGAAGGTACGACGGTCAGACCGGCATTGTCGCCGACCTTCACGCCGTCCGGCGAATTGGAGAAGCTATAGAGCGGGAAACGCACGCCATACGTGCGCCCGTCACGATGCGCGGCGAAATACTCGCGCACATTCGACACAATCTTCTTTGCGCCGTCGTAGGCGAACTTGGTGCCATCCACGACACCATTCTTCTGCGCGCGCTCCAAACGGGCGTAATCACGCAGACGCAAAAACTTATCGGGATTAGCCAAAACAAACCTCCTTGAAATCAGGCGTTAATCGTGGACAGGGCCCAATCCACATCGGACTGGTTAATGTCAGCCAACGGATTGCCGGTACCTACCGGCGTGAGCGTGGTAGAATCAACTTCGACCAAATCGGAGAAATTCAAAACCGAAGTCGAATCCGGCACCTGCACGCAACGGACGAGACGCCATAAATCCTCTTTCCCGCCGACAGTCACCTCATATGCGAACGTGTCATCGGTCGGCGGAACGGTGACGGTCGCCGTGCCGTGCTCGTCCAAACGCACCTCGAACGAGTCACGCACGACGATACGACTGCCGGTCCTGAACTGTTCGGTCGGAACCACATGAATCTTCTCGCCAGCCAAGTCCGCTATGCCATCGGCGCTTGGATGGCCGAAATCGAATTTGATCTGAGTCAAAATATCCTCCTAAAAAACAGGGATATGGAACATATAGGAAAACCCACACACACGCCCGTACAACAACAACACGACGATGTGTGGGATTATTCAACAGAATTGGAAAGGAACCAATGCTTTTTGACACATTCGTGACCACCGTTTGGAAACCCTCATGTGCGAAACTCCGCGAATGCACCAAAGTAGGCTACGAAAGCGCCCTGAATTGCCATATCCTCCCGCAATGGAGCGGAAGGGACATGGACGCGATCAGCGTGGCGGACATCGAATCATGGTTGGACTCCTTCGACAAGCCGGGAGCGGCACGCAAGGCCTACGCGGTGTTCCGCGCGATACTGCGACTCGCGTTCAAACGCGGTTTGGCCGACAATGACGTGACCAGACGCGAGATACGCCTGCCGCACCTACGACATTACGAGCCGCAAGTATTATCCGCGTCGGAAGTACGACGCCTGTTGAAAGGCTTCTACGGGCATCCATTGGAAGCGTGGCTATTGGTGTCCGTGTGCGCCGGATTGCGCCGCTGCGAGTCGGTCGGCTTGGAATGGGCTGACTTGGATTTGCGTCGCGGCACCGTCACGGTGAAAAGGTCGGTGCAGTGGGTGGCGGGCCATGAGACCGTCACCGAACCGAAGACCGATCTGAGCCGACGTACCGTCGCATTGCCACGGTTCGCGGTCAAACGATTGGCGGAACTACGTCACGGCACGAAGACCGGACGGCTGGTCGGCAGTCTGAACGCGAACCAAGTGGCAAACCACTACCGCAGTTGGTGCAGGCGCATGAAACTGCCCTGCGTGCCGCCACGCAACCTGCGCCATACGTTCGGCACGTTGGCAATCAAGGCCGGAACCGATATCAGCGTGGTCGCACGACAGCTCGGACATTCCGACATCCAAACCACCGCCAGATATTATTTGAAGCCTGATCTGAGCGTCCTCAAGGACATGCAGAAAGCATGGCAGAAACTCATATTGACCTGCTGAATAGCTTTCCGTAACCCTGTACGACGCGAAGGGCTTCACGGTCATCCGCACCGGCATGATGATGCTCGTCAAATACTCCGGCAATATCGGTAATGGCAGTTGGGATTCAGTGCAATGCGAATACGTGCTGCCCGTCGAACTGCGCCCTCCGGTCGAAGTCAATGCGATGGTGTGCGTATCGAACGGGCAGACGGCGAGGATGCTCATCGCCAATCCGAACGGCACCATCCGATGTGCGAACATGGGAGCCGCGGGCAGCAATCAGGGTTGCGTCGGCTCGCTCTGCTATCCGATCTCATGAGGATAGTTTTCCGTAACCCAGATGGATGACTGGGTCGTAGTCGCGCGCCCTAGAGGCTATGACGCCTACTCCGTCGCAAGCATGGTTTTCAAACCGAATACGAACACGTCAATAGACATCAAGCTGCCGATCGATGCGGCAAACTGGGATTCATACTCCGTCGAATTACAGTTGATGAACGACGCTAAAAACAAAGTGCCGTCGTTCAACAACATCTCGATGATCACGAACAGTCATTCGGCAAAAGGATTTCAGCTTGTCGCATGGAACGCCAGCGGCACGTCGCTGAGCTATCGCATCGCCGTGACTGTCCACGTCTTCGACGCGAAGCAATAGTTTTCCGTAACCCTTGAACGGCAGATCTGGCATGGGCCTTACGGCATGACGGTACATCTCGCCAAAGTCGGCATGATGGCTTTCGCTTTTGGCAACACGTCCTTCACATCCAACATCAATTCCAACGGCCAGACCGTGCATGAGACGATGGCCGCCGGTTTCCTGCCGGAGGGTGAAGGCACGATACTGCTGGAAGGTGTGAACGGGCAGCATGGAGCCTTGTCTTTCGACTCTGTCGGCAATGTCACGATCAGCGGCAGCATGAACAGCGGATACTATTTCCGCGTCTGCGGCTGCTGGCCGGTGAAATAGTTTTCCGTAACCCCGATTCATTTCACGAAATTGACCACCGACCCGGAATTCACGATCAGTGGATGCGTCGTCAATGGTTTGGCGACCGTCTACTGCCGGTGGGTCAACAAAGGGACTTTCGGCAATAAGGCGTGGAATGGAGTGGCTTTGGCAAGCATGGACGTGCAGTCCGCCAGTGAAGGCTTCAACGAGTTCGTAGACAATTCCTATGAAGACCATATGGAGAATCGTTTTCTGTACGTTGCAGGAAACACGGTTTCCTTCCGCACATCGTATGATGCGACCATTCCCGCAAACACATGGCATGCCGGCAGCGTATCGTTTCCGGTGACGACGGTTTAGGCAACGATATAGGTCATCGTTGTGGCAAAAAGCCGCCGTTCTGGCTACCGCCGTAAGGTGATAAGCGTCTGTGGTTGCGGAATCCCAATTATGCATATTCCACATCGCATGGTTGCTGGCTGACGGCCTAGACGAATTCCACACCATCGGGCACCGGAATGGTCTTCGAGAAGCATTGGACGATATCGGACGAACCCACGCCTCCGATAAGCGTCACCGACCCGTTAGTGTTCCACCTCGCCTGTTTGCTGTACGCGATGCCAGCCACGTTCGCGACGCACCCAAGACCGATTGTTTTGGAGGGCTTCACGCCCTCTTTGAACAGCCAGACAGAGTAATCGCCGACTTTCACGGCGCTTCGGAATGAAGACAGGTCCACGAAAATCAGACCGTCTTTGACCGTGATGGTGTTCGAAGCGCCATAAGAAGCCGGAACGAACGATGCGGTGTCCTGCCATTGCAGTTGGCATGACTGGGTTACGGAAAACTATTCCGCCATCCAACAGCCGTGCGCCGTGGAGTAAGCGGATTTCGGGTCGCCAAGCATCTGCACCTTCCCATCACGCATGACAAGCAGGCTGAAACCGCAGGACGGGAACGCGATGATGCTCATGTCGGCGAGCGGACGAAACGCTTCTGGGATGGTCTCAACCGCCGTCGAGTAGTTCTGCTGTCCACTGCCGGTGAACTTGACGTTGCCGTTGATCGTGACGACGCGTCCGACGCGACACAGAGTGAGGCTGTCGTTCGTATACGGCGGCTTCCATCGCTGGGTTACGGAATCCCACAAAGCCCCTCTCGGCGTGAACAGGCGCACCGGCGTACCGACCGTGATGCCATTCAATGGGATACGCCAGAGAGGCATGTACGCGTCAACCGCGCCGGACAATATTTTCCCTGACGGAATGGTCGGGTCAGCGGCAGTCGTCGCATTCGGCGAACCCTTCAACACGGTCAATGCCACATTCTCATTACCGGTCTTGGAATCTCGATGGTAGTGTGCGCAGATGATGTCATTGCGTTTCATGCCCTGCGACCCGTTGGAGATCGTCACCGATTCCGCCGACGTGATATGCCAGTCCAAGCCTTGAATCGACGCGCAGCCGGTGCCGACCGTCGCCCTGTTGGACGAACTCATCGAGCATTTGAACACGTCGCCCCAGTCGTACACCACGTCGGACTTCGAGAACTTGGCCTGATGGATGATCGCCTTGTCCTCGCTTGAGATGTGTGCAACTCCGGCCTTGCCGTCAACCAGTTCGATGGTCACTGTTCAACCTCCTTCAACCATGCTTCAAACGAAGCGTCATCCTTCTGCATGAACGCCATGAAAGACGTATTGCATTTGGAGCACAATTCGTAGATGTCGGGCGTCACATCATCCGCGATGCGGGTCGCCTTGCCAGCCGAATAGCGGCGCACGGTGAACCATTCACGCGCCTCCGTATCGCCAGCGGCGACATAGGCGGTCTTGCCGCACTTGTCGCACACGTATTTCGAGTAACCGTCAGACTTCACTATCCAATCCTTTCAAACGTAAAACAACCAAGCGAAGGCAACTGCCTCCACGTGCCGCCGAAATCCACAGAAGGGTCAACACCAGTCGTGTTCTGGACCACGTATCCGATCGGAAACACGATCCTCCCGGAAGCGCCGTCGCCGACATGCGCGCTGATGACACCATCCACGCTCACAATCGAGGAGCCGTCCACCCTTACGCCACCAAGCACGTCCGTGGACGCCTTCGGCAGCGTGTAGGCGTTCGCGCCACGTTCGACCGAAGCGAGCTTCGACCGTTCGGAATCGGTCATCATGCCCGACTTGGCACTGTCGGCCACACTCTTGGCCGCATCGGCGACGTTCCTCGCATCCTCGGCGGTCTGATTCGCCCTGCCGATCTGCGCCGCGAAACCGGAAGCCGTCCTGTCCGCCGACTCGGCGACCTGCCTGACGGCATCCAAATCCTCGGAAGCGACGTCCGCGTTGATCGTGCCGCCTGAAATCGACAGGCCACGGCCAGCCGTCAAAGACACGCCGCCAGCCGAACCCGAAGGCGAAGAGGAAGAGGAACTCGTGTAATTCGAATATTCCGTCTTCGAGGAAGCCGCGTCGCCAACCTCATACGATACGGACAGCAAGCCGCCGGACAGTTTCACGATCTTCTTCAACACGATGGCGGTAACCGTCAGACCGGTAACATGATCGCAGCCCGCGACCCTATCGCCAACATCAAGCGACAAGCCGTCATGCACGGTCACATCGACAGCGCCAGCGCCCTGCAAATCCTGCAACTGCTTCTTCGTCTGCTTGTCCAACTCGTCCTTCTCGGCGGACGAATAATCATAGACTGCGGCGATTTCGTCACGACCACCGAACGTGCGAGTATTGGACACCTTACCGGAACCATCCGCATAATAGTGGACGACCAGACGATTCCTCAAATCACCCTTGCCCAAGCCGATCATATGGTTGGTACGCCGGTAATCCTTCGTGATGGAAAAATCAACCAGATCGGAATCGACCGTATCATCATGGGCGACAATCGGCTGGGCATACATCCATACCGTGCCGTCAACCTCCTGAAACATGAGTTTCAGATCATTCGCCGCCAGCATCCTGCGGATGCCATCATACGCGGTGCAATACCTGTCGAACTGGAACGTGGGAATCGTCTTCGTGGAATCCGCGCGAACCTTGAACACGTCAGACAAGCCAATACGTGCCAACAGGTTCGACAACACCTGATTCACGGGGCCGGACACCTTCAGATAATCCTGCCCCGAATCAGGCTGCAACACCTTACCGGCCAACATGCCATGCCAACTCCGACCGGAATACGTGACCACGCTCACGCCATCCGACAGTTCGTCCTTCATATGATCGACGATGCCGCCAACCTCGGTCCCGTCCACATAGACAAGACCACGGTCGGGCAGCACGGTACCGTCATACAACGTCAGTTCGAAATCATTCTCACCAGACCCCCACGCGCAGTCAAACAAGCAATCCGAAGCCGCATGGAACGGCACGCCATTCTCGTCGGCGCAAATCAGATCAACCAAGTCGGGTCCCCATTCTCTTCGACGACCGTAAGATCAAAACCGAAACCGGAACCCAACTCAACCACGCTAGAACCAGCCGGAATAGGTTGGAAAACATATTGTCCACGATTCAAACCGGAACCGCGCACGCCCCACGAAAACACGTTCCGCAGAGAACCATCCGCACCATGCAGCATGATCGACTTCTTCAACGAGTCAACCGCCACGTAAGCGCCAGCGGGAACATCACCATTCAACCGGTACACGTTCCCGCCAATCGTCAACGACGGGTTTGAAACGGCCCCATATATGACCAGACGAAACGGCATCGGAACACGCATGCGATTAGACACCATGCATGACGGACGCGAAACAGCCAGATCATAGCCCATGTCGGTCGGCAAATCCAAGCCAGACGCGGCAGACCCGGACACAGGCTGATACGACACGGTAGCGGCATCATGCCGCCACACGCCGTCCAACAAGACGAACGAAAGCGCGCACACCGGGTCGGAGGAACCAGGATGCGAGGAAGCTTCGGACTTCACCGCATAACACGATTGAGTCCAAACCTCCCCCGCACCATTCACCGCCTCCAACCGTCCCGGCTTGCCTACGGCCAGATCAGCGTCAACAGCCCGCATGAACGAGTCGAACGCAGCCGCATCACCATAATGCACGTCAACGGAAATCTCCCGACGTTTCCTCGAAACGCCAGTCAGCCCGCCGTTACGCACCGTGTAATCCCATTCACGGCCACGCAACTCCAACGCGCCTTCGAAATCAACGGTCTCATAATCCGATACGTCAAACCGTTTACCGGTCAGACCACTCACATACGCAAGCTCACCTGCCACGGCTGGCCTCCAATACATCACGGACGAAATCACGCTTGCTCGGCCAAGGACTGCTGTTACGGCTGATCTCACCACCGATACCGTCACGGAAGTCCGCAACCTCACGACGTAGCTCGTTCACGGCGGAGACAAGTTCACGACTCGAATCAGGAACCTGAACGTTGACCTCATACAAGCCGGACATCATCTTTTCAACACGCCCGCCAGCCGCATACGCGCTACGACTCATATCAACCGCACTACGCGCATACGACGTGCGGGCCTGCGACACCGCCCTGTCCAGATCACCGGTAGCGTTCAACACGTTCAGGAAATTCGGGCCGACAGTGCGGTCAAGCTTGCTCGCGGAAGCAGCCCTGATAACATGCTCACCGTTCGACAGCCACATGGGAATCGAATCAGACGTGCCAGTACCCGGACCGCTGATACGGCCACCAGTAGCCTTATGGCCAGCATTCGCAATACCCCTAGCAACAACAGACGCATCAAGCGTCACGCTCTTGCTTTGAATGCTGTTCCACTGCCCAGCGAGACCTGCAACAGCATCATATCCGGTCGTGGAAGCGTCAAGACGACTTCCCCACCATGTAGGCACGGAGACAATCTGGTTTTTCGCATTACTCGCCACAGCAGACGTATTGCCGATACCAGCGAAAAGCGTAGGCCAATTACGAGGCACGTTCTCAATATTGCCCTTCGCTATCTGCGCTATAATACTAGCCCTATCAACAGCGTCGATCACAGTAGGAGAGGTCTGCTTCACGCCATTCACAGAAGACTGCGCGCTAGCCACGCCAGCTTGCGTATTATCGGTTGCGGTGATGTCAGTGTTCTTCACATCTGGAATCAAACTCAACGCGATTTGCAAGGCATCAACCTCGCTCTTACCAGAGGAAGTCGCCTTCAAGTAGGCTTCTTTAATCTCAGGAACCTGCCAGATGGTATCCCTTAACGCATCCAAATCGGACTTGCCTTCGGATTTCGCCTTGACAAAAGCATCCTTCATCGTCGGAATCGAAGAAATACTCTCTTCCAACGCTTCGGTATCACTCTTGCCTTCGGTGATGGCCTTGAGGTAAACCTTCTTCAACGCGGGCACCTTCATGACGGCATTGGTCACATCATTGGCCGCGACAATCGCCAGCTTGTTATCGCCGGTAATCACGACCGTATGCTTGCCATCGGAAAGCCTCTGCACCATGTCGGACAACTGGTTGGCATCGGTCTTACCCTGCCAGATGGAGTTTAACAGAATATCCTTGACCTGCTTACGTGTCCCATCGGGGAACAGGTAGCTCATACTGTCAACGACATTTGCCAGATTCTCCTTCGCTTCCAACGATTGAACGTTGATTTGTGTGGTGACTTCCTTCGGAGTCATCAACAGACTTGAGTTCAATCCGTCAACAGCAGCGGCGTCCAAACCAGCGGCACTGGCCTGAGCGTTGAGGTTGCTGGACAATTCCTTCTGCTTGGCGAGCACATCCTTCTGCGATTTACCTTGCTTGATCATCGCATTCAGGTAATCGTTCGAACTGGAAGCCAAAGCGGTCAACGAGTCGGCGGCGGTACGGCCAGCCTCAGTCGTATAGTCGAAATCCTTTTTCTGGGCGTCCCAGACCTGTTGGCCTTTGGAATGAAGATCATTTACGGTCTTCATCGCCTCGCCAACCTGCTGCAACGTCTTCGCATAACTGCTGGACGCGGCAGCGGCCTGAATGTTCGCGTTGCGCTGGGATTCAACCTGCGAAGCCAGAGAGCTTGTCACGGTAGTCAACCGCTCTTTCTTCTCGGTGGCGCTCAATAGCCCATCCGCGATGGACTGCCAATCCTGACCCTCATCACGAAGACGATCAACCCAACCAGCGCTTTTGCCAGCGGCAGCGGCCTGCGTCTTGATGGACTTCTCGATCTCATCGTTGTAGTTCTGGGCGTCAGCCAAAGCGGTCTTCGCGGCCTGGTGCATGTTGGTGGACTTCTGAAGCCTGTTCATACTGCTCATATCGAACACGGTCGCGGAGTTCTTGTCAGCCGAAGCCTGCTTGTTTGTCTGGGTCGTCATCCGCTGCAACGTCTTGATGTAGCTGTTGTAGTCACTCTTGCTGCCGGACAGTTTGCGTGCGACCGAATCCTCGTTCTGACCGAGCATCTGCAATGCTGAAGACATGCTATCCACATTCGACGTTCCACGCCAGAACTTGTCCCAAGAGGAATCCGAAGTGGAGAAGTTGGATTTCAGTGTGGAACCGAAGTTATCCAGCCGGTTCTTCAACCCCTCAAGCGAGGAAACCTGAGTTGACAAAGCGTCAGGCGTTGCCTTAGCCGCCTCGTTGAACGATTCGATGTTGGCTTTGACCTGTTCGACATGCTGGGAATACGCGCTGAACGCCGTGCCAGCGGCAGCGAGACCAGCCGTCAATGCGATGCCGGTAGGACCGCCAAGCATATCCAATAGGACGGTGCCGGTATCCTTGGCGACGCTCTTCAAGCCGGAAAGCTTGCCCTTGACGGGTTCGGTGTTGTCGTCCAGGCTTCGCAGACCCTTGCCAGCACTACTGGCGTTATTGCCCAACAGGACAGCCCCCTCGGCTGCAAGACGGGCCTCCTGACCAGTCTTTGCCACCTTGGAAGCGGTCTTCTCAGCCTGCTCCCCCATCTGCTCCATACCCTTGACGGAGCCGGTGAACAAGCCTGCCACATTGCCATACGCCATCGCGCCGCCTGTGACCTCAGCCGTCGTCTCGTTACGGGAAAGACGAGCCATCGCGGAAATCAACTGGGAAGCCTTGACCTTCGTGCCATCCATCGTCACACCCAACTGGCGCAACGTGTTCTGATACTGCATCGTGCTCTGGATGTTCTCCAAAGCGCCGCTCTTCAACGCCGTCCAAGCTGACTTGCCAGCACGACCGAACGTCATCCACAAGCCCAACATGCCCTGAATCGGAGCGGGCAGCTTCGAGAAGGCGTCACTCAACGCACTCGTCGCATTGGCGATGGCCTCAATCGTGGGAGCGGCAGACTTCAACGAGTTGGCAAGCGTGCCGCCGAACGTCTTCGACAACTGGCCCGCCATGCGGACAAGACTCGAAAACATCGGAGACGTGGACGCGAGACTGGAAGTCACCATGCTCAGACCATCACGCACATCACCGGAGAACGTGCGGATACTACCCGAAGTGCCGGAAGCCAGCTTCGAGGTGTCGGCCACGAAATTACCGGTCAACTGACCAAGATTCGTCATCGTACCGGCAAGATCGTTCCGCGACTCGTTCGCAGCATGTCCGATATCGGCGAAAGCGTCACGCACGCCCTTCTGGGCGTCCCTAGCGCCAGTCACCCAAGCACGCAACGTATCCTGAGCGCTCATGGAGTTAATCGCACGGTCTGCACGCTGCAACACGCTGCTGAACTGTTCGATGCCATTCTGGTATTGGGCAATCGGAGCGAACGTACCTTGCGCGATACCCTTCAACGAGCGAAGGGACGAGCCAAGATAACCAGCCTGCTCCTTGACTTCGGACATGGCCTTGTCAACACGGTCGGAGTCGTCCATCACGTTCTCGGCCCACTTGGCGAACCAAGACGCATCCTCGCTCAACCATTGCGTGAACTGCGGCAGATACTTGCCGCCGACCATGCCGATATGGGACAATGCGGTAATCAGGGATTCGGCACCAGGAACGAGATTGTCCATCGACTCGTTCACACGGTCGAAGACGGCTGGCAGCTCGTTCGCCTGATAGGACGCCTTCACGGCGAGCATGAGCTTTTCGACTATCTCGCCCTCATGCTTGGCGAGAGTGCCCATCTCCGGCACCAGCGAATCGCCTATCGCGTTCGCCGTATCCATGATGGCGGGCTTCGCCTTGCCGTAGAACGCATCCTGCACGCTCTGGGAAAGCTGGGACAGCTTCGTGTTGGCAAAGTCGATCTGGCTGCTCCACGTATCGCCCTTGTCGCCGTAGATCATCTTGAACGTGGCGAACGCGGCACCCAATCCGGTCAACGCGGCAGGAGCGGCATAAGAGGCCTTGGAAAGGCTCACGATGCTCTTGCCCAATCCGCCGATCGTACCGGCGACGTTCACTGCACCAGCGCCGATATCGGACAATACGGTGCCGACAAGCGCTAGACGTGGAACCTTCTTGTCCAACGTGTCGAACAGGTTCACAAGATTCTGGAACTGGTTCTCGACACCCTTCAAGCCGGACGCGCCATACGTCATGCCGTTGAGAATCTTGCCGATGTCAGTTCCATGGAACTTGGCGAAGATGTCAATCGTGCGTGGGCGAGTGAAGTAAGCGAGATGGGCGCGGGCAAAAGCGGTTTCAAGATCGACATCCATATCAAGGGTGTCGTTCTTTTCTTGGAACCTCTTCAGCTCCTCCTCGGCGTGCTTCTTGTCGATATGGAGCTTCGCCGGAATCTCCGCATCAGGATTGGACTTCAGCTTCTCCGCATACCGGCGCATCTCAGCTTCGACGTTCGAATACTCGGCCTTCAACGTGACCGGAACATCAAGCCTCTTATGCTCAAGTTCCCGCATGGCGCGACGTATCTCGTCAGCGCCATCCTCATAGAACTCGACCTTCACACGCTGCGACTCGAACCGTTCGATATCACGGTTCAGACGGGCGAAATCACCTTCGACATCGACCTTCACCCGCGCCTTCGGATTATCCTTCAGAAGACGCTGGTAATAGGCCAGCTGCCGGTACATCTCCCGCAGTTCGGCCTTCAACGTGACCGGAACATCGACGCCGCGACGTTTGAACGCCTCGATCTTCGACTTGACCTCACGCAGATTCTCAGCGACGAACCGCAGACGGATATCCTGACGGTTACGGACGCCGTTCATCGAATACAGGTTGGCGAGACGCTTCTGGAAATCGGAACCCTCAAGACGGGTCGCCTTCGTGACCGGACTCTTCTTCAGCTTCTCGATACGGTCGTCGATCTCGCCAAGCATCTTGACGGTACGCTTGTACTCGTCAAGGTCGAACCAGTTCCGGTTGTTCCGCTTCATGGCGGACACGTCGGACTCAAGCTCCTTGCGCACGCCACGATACGTGTCGATAAGGTTCTCGGCCTCACGCCGCGACTCCGCGAACTGATCGCGGGCGATGGCCGTGGAATCAACCGGACGGGACCACTCGTCCCTAGCCTTCTTCGACTCGCGGGCCATCTCGGCCTGCTGCGCCTCGATCTCCTTCGCGAAACGCGACGACGCGACCTGCTGGCCCTTGAACCAGTCGGCATACGTCTTCTGCTTCTGATGCAGTCCCAAAGCCGTGTCACGGGCCTTGGAGAAGTTCGACAGCGAATTGCCAGCGGTGACGATGCTCTCCTCAAGGGCACGCACCTGACGGGTCATCTTCGATACACGCTTCGCATCACCATCGGACGCGATGTCCACAAGCGACGACTGCGCCTTACGGAGCCTGCCAAGCTCCTTCTCCTGACCCGCGAGCGCCTTGTTGGTTGCCGTGGCCTGCTTCGTGGCTTCGCTTTCCTGCTTCCACAGGTCGGATGTCGGGAGCTTCTGCGTCTTCATCTCAAGGCGTTGCGCGTCGAGGCGTTCGACTTCGCGGGTGGCCTTGGCGAGGTCGCCTTTCAGTCCGCGAATGTCGTTGCGGGTTTTGACGATTCGGTTGGACAGTTTCTCGAATTGGCGTATCTGCTCGTTGGAGAGGTGTTCGTTGCCTTTGATGAGTCCACGGACCTGCTGGTACAGGTCCATCTTCTTCTCGCGGTATTTATCGACGGTCTTGTCGAGGCTTGTCGCGAACGAAAGCTGTTCGGTTTTTTGGAGGGCCGACTTCTTGAAGAAGGATGTGTCGGCTATCTCGCGGCCTTTGGCGTCGAACGCCTTGACTGTCTGGTCGAGGTTCTTTTCGATCAGTTTCGAGTTCAGCAGCCCGTTGCCACGGAGGGCCGTGTTGGTGCGGGAATTGAACTCGGACAGGCCACGGCTCAATTTGGACGAATCGAAGTCCGGTTTGAGCGAGAGTCCGCGACGAAGGCGCTCTTCCTGCTGTTCGAACCGTTTCATCCACGGGTCGATGTTCTTCGTATTGGGTTTGAAATTGAACTGTATGGAGGCGTTCTTGCCGTTCCATTCGCGGTAGGCGCGTTCAAGCTGGGCGGTGTCAGGTTCGAATACCGCGTTCACGTCGAGGTCGTTTATGCCGCGTGCGGCCTCCTCGACCTGACGGCGGAAACCCTTCGTATCCGCAGTGACACGAACGACGACCGTACCGGCGCGATGCTCGCCAGCCATAAGCAACCCCCAGAAAGAAAGACGGAAATAGAAAACCCCCACGGGAATGTGGGGGTTTGTTCAAAATCAGGTCATGTGGAACTTCGTGAACATGCGTTCGAAGTTCTCCGCTGTACCTTCGTTCTCCCGGCGAGGCGGCTCCTTGTCAGCGCCGGGAGGGAGCAGTGGATGCGGTTTGGCATTCTTGCCCCCGTATTTCGCGGTAATCACCGCGTTCATCATGTTGCAAACCTCAACGGCGACCATCGTCTTCGAATCCCATCCAAGCCATGGCAGTACGGTCGGCTTGTCTGTCTTGGATTCATCTGACGTGGTTGGAGGCTCATCCTCCAATAGCCGCGCCCTGTACAGGCTGTCAGGCATTGCCATCAGCCCCGCCGTGAGGCGTTCGGCGCGAGTGGGATTCATCCTCGCGCCGGTTATGTCCAGACCATAGAAACGTTGGAAGTCGGAAGTCAGTTCGACCGGGTGGAAGCGGACTTGCGCTTCGAAGCGATCGATTTTCCCAGTTGGTCCGTGTAGAACATGAGAATCGCTTCGATGAGCCAGAACAGTTCATCCAATCCGATGCCCGTAGTCCACTCGTCAACCTTGTCCGGCTCGTCGGTCAGCGACTTGACCCAATCCAAAGCCGTGCCGACGAACTCCATACGCTCGTCGATCTTCGCCTCGATGTCGTCCAGGGACTTGGCTTCGGGGCCGTTGAGGTCGGCGTTGAGCGTGAAACCGGCCATGCTGGACAGTTTGCGCAGTTGTGCGGCCTGCTTGAACGAGAGGCGTTCAGCAGGGGCCAGAGGCGGCAGAAGCGAGAACAGCGGCTCGTTCTCGCACAGTTCCGTCCAAGTCTCCGGGATACGGAAATCGTCGGACTCGGCGGCGGTATTCTCTTCGACGGTCTTGTCAACCATGTTTTCTCCTATCTGAAAGCGTTGAGAATCTCCTATCTTCCGTCAACGAATAACGGGAAAAGACCGGAACCCCCGGATAGGAGAAACAGGGGTCCGGCGTCAGAGCGAAGAGGAAACAGCCTCGATCAGGACTGCTTCATCTTCGAAGCCTCGAAGAACACAATCGGCTTCTTGCCGGTGACGGTCTCTACCTCGCCGGTCATGCCCTGCTCGACGAAATCATCGCCAGAGAAATCAGGACCGCCATCGAAGGTCACGGAAACCTTGCGGAACAAAGCGCCGAAACGGATGTCCGAATCATCATCTGCGGACTCCTGAGCCAACAGGAACAGGCTGAACGTCTGCGGCTTCTTGGTGATGTCCACGCCGACGCCGCCTTCCTCGTCATTGCCGTTGTAGATCAGCTTCAGAGTGTCGCCATCCAACTGCAACGACTTCGCGGTGATGGTGCAGGTCGAATCGGCGTAAGTGGTGCGCAGGTTCTTACGTGCCCACGAATTACGCGTGGTCGCGTCGCCGCCGTCGAACGAGAACGAAATCTTGTTGTCGGCGGAAGTATGCCCCAGATTCTTCCAGGTGCCACCACCACTGCCCGCTGGAATGGTGTCCGAGTTCAACCGGAACGCCTTAGCGCCGATTGCCGGAAGAGCGGTTCCGACCGGAGCGTAGAACAAAGTGCCGTAAGTGGCAATCAGAGTCGCGTCATCATTAAACGCCATCTCATATCTCCTTATAAAAAAAGTCCCGCACGAGGCGAGGCTTGAAAACGAAAAACAGAAAACGGAAAATCATCCGGCGCGAAGCGAATCCTCCGCGCGGACGGTGAACGAGGAAGCGGAATACTGCTTCACCTTCTTGCCGGTGGCCTGCTTGCCGCCAGCGCTTTTGCCGAAACCGGGATTGCCCACAATCCGAATGACGCGACCCGAATCGGTACGCCCGTAACGCGGCCATTGCATGATCTGCTGGTACACTTCCTGCGCCAAGCGGAAGGAACGGTCCGCATTGTTCGTGGCGACGATGATGTCGATGTCGCAATCCCACACGCCGGTCGAATGATTGCCGGTCGCCATGGTTGGCGCGTTCGTATGGAACAGCACGATGTCCGAGAACGACGCCCAAGCGTCCACATCGATATCGATCTCGTTGAGCACATGCACGTCGGGCCAGTCCGGATTGCCGGTGAACCCAGCCGTGAGAAGCGTGTACACGAGCGAATCGAAATCAACCATCGGACGTTCCTGCGGGTAACGCTCGTAGTCGGGTTGAATCAGCGGCATCAGACACCACCGTTCATACGGGCCGCGTCACGCATCACATGATGGCCCTCGACCCAATGGCGGCGCTGCACGTTCCATGCGCCCCACTCGTGTTCGACGGCCACGTTCGACCCGTCACGCCCCTCCACGTCAAGGCACACGTCGGTGTCGATGCCGTGGTAACGCTTCTCAAGACTCAGGTCCTTCGCGACCGGAATACCCGGGTCGCGGCCCTCGGCGCGCACGGTCGCAAGCATCCTCGCATCGGCAAGCACCTCGTCGGCCTTCTCCGACGTGGCCTGCGGACCGAACCATTCGGCCACCTTCGTGCTCAGATCACGGTCAATGAAAACTCTTGCCATCGGCCTCACCCCACACATGGTCGTCAGGGTCCGGTTCAGGAGGCTTCGGACGCAACCCCACAGGAATCTGCGAATAGTCGGCGTTACGCCGAATATGCATCTCATAGTGTGGAACCTCGCCATGCTGACGGAACGTCGGAGCGCCGTCAACGTCGTAGCAGTCGCCCTGATACCAGACCTCCGTATGGATATCGCCATGCCATTCCACGGCAGCGACCTGAGACGGCGTGACCTCACGCAAACCGCCCCAAGTCTGCGGCGACTTATCCTCGGCACCGGAAATGGAAAACATGCCAGCCTGCTGCTCGCGGCCCTCGATGGAACACCAGCACCAGTAAGCCTTGCCGGGCACATACGTCGTGCCATGAGGCCCACGACGGACCGTGTACAACACGACGATCACCTTGTCCCGATACAGAATCGAATCAGGCTTCACCCAAGGAACCGTGACATCCTTGTAAGGATGCTCCACAACGGCATCAGAACCGGACTTATCGTAAGGATGCCCCAAATCCCATGTTTCACGAGACATAGGCATCACATTCCATAGATACGGTTCACACCGACGCCAACGGTGCCGATAGGACCGCGCCCATTCGCATAGCCGTCAAGAATCTGCTTCTCCCTTTTCGACAGATACAGATTCGGCGACGCATCCTTGCCTGGCGGATTGTCCTGCGGGTCGAAACGCGTGAACTGGTACGTGCCGTTCGATTCGGTCTTGATATCCGAATAGCGGATGACGCGCCACACCATAGAACAGATGACGAACTCGTAATCCTCAAGGTCAAGATCGCCGGACTTCAACCGTGGAACACAATTCGTGCTCGAAGTGGACGCCACGGTCTCCGCACGATGGCACATGTACGTGAGCCACGCGTTCGGATACCGTTTCAACACATCCGCGTCAGGAAGGCAATGAAGCTCCAAGCATTCCACCCAATCGACGGCATCGGTAACACCATTCGACATCAGCGGAACCCCCTAAGCGTCAAGAAGGCTACTTGCCCAGCACATCCGCCTTGAAGGTCGAGACGGCCTCCTTCAGAATCGGCAGATAATTGCCGTTCACCCAAATGTCGTAGTTCAGCGGAGCCTGATGTGACAACATAGCGCCGATGAGACCATCGTTGACGCTCTTGTTGATCTCATACTCCGAGTTCTGGGCCTCGGCGGTAGGACCGGACAGGGTGGCACCCAACGACGAATCGTTGAACGACGGAAGCAGGATGAACGTCTTATCCGGGAACGCGGTGGAGACATCGGCATCCATATCGAAGGTGTTGTCGAGCTTCAAATCCTCGTAAGCCTCATCGACCAGAAGCACGTCGGTGATGCCGGACTGGGCGCGAAGCACGTCCAACACCTCCTGACGGGACAGCTTGGTCTTGGAATGCTCCAAATCCATGCCCGACACCTGCGTACGGAAGAACTCGTTGGTGCGCATGGCATCGATGACCACACCGGTGGTGGCGACCGCGTGCGGCTTACGACCGTAAGCCTTGCGCATGATCTTCACCCAAGCCTCGATATCATCGCACGGATTCGACTTGTCGTTATCCCAAGTGGTGGTCGGCCTCACATCCTGCTGGTTGCCCGGACGCCTGAACGAATACGTCACATCGACGCCGTTCTCCTTGATGACCACCTTGCCGGTCACCAAGCACTGCAAACGCTCCAACTCCTCGGTCACACCGGCCTGCTGGCCCAAAGCCTCGAACTTCGCCTCGGCCTTATCGTGGATATAGGCGGTATCGTTCTGATGCTTGGCGATATCACGCTCGGAGATATGGTCCATACCGGACAACGGCAACAGGCCGGCATGAATCTCAGCGGTCGAGGTCTCGGACTTGGTATGCCCGATCTCGGCATCCAACGCACGATGCTTCATCGCACGGGTCTTGGACTTCGGAATGACCGGGGTCCACGAAGCGGTCCAATCACCACCATTGGAAGTGACCGGGAAAATATTCGACAACGGCAGGATGCCGTTCACGTAATCATGTCCCGCCTGAGCGACCTCGGTCGCCTCGGACGGCGGGATGATAGTCTTGTCAATAGCCAAGAAAAACTCCTTAGATACGCAAAAACCCACCGCGATGGGTGGGTTTCACAAAATGTTTAGAAGTAAAAGACCGTCAATCAGGAAACTGTGATGTTCACGGTCTTACCGTTGGAGAGGGTGGCGGTGCCACCAGTGATGGCATTGGTGCTACCATCCTTGGTCAGCTTGATCGCAGTGATGGTCGCACCATCCTTGCCAGCCGGACCCGGAGTGCCAGCCGCGCCGGCCGAAGCGGACAACGGCTTCACAACGTCATCCTCAACGTCGTAGAACTCGCCGCCCCACACGGCACCAGCCTCCGGCTTCACCGGAAGATTCGAGGCCACGATGTCGCCACGATAGGTCATGCCCACGGTCGGGTCGTCCAAATCCCAGCCGGACAGGTTGATGTTCACGGACACCATGGATTCAAGCAGACCGGCGATCTTGGTCTGACGGCCATCGGTGGCCTTCTTGTCATACGGACCATACGAGCCGACGTTCGCGCCGGAAGTGATCTTCGCCAGCGGAATGCCGGAACGAATGTAAACTGTCGTGGCCTTCGGACCCACACCGGTCAGATACTTGTTGTCTTCGGTCTTGAACAATTCAGGCACGATGGTGACGGACACCGAATCATTGGTGTTCTTCTCGCCATAACGCCAAGAATTGTCCTCCTCAACGGTCACGATACCGGAGGAATGAACCATCTCTTGAGTCATACGCTCAATCCTTTCGAAAGAATCTAGGAAACTACTTGCTGCGCTTACGTGCCTTCTGACGTTCCATCACACGCTTGTAAGCGTCGCCCGGCTGACGTTTCGGATGCGAGGTGCCGGACGGGAACTCGGCCTGCATGGCTACCTTGCGGGCCAAAGCATCCTCAGTCTGCTGCGGTTTCCTCTCCACCTTGGAAGTGTCAATCGGGTTGTACGCCGCATACTTCTCAGCCCACGACGCGATGGCCTCCGGCTCCGTTGCGGGGCAGAGGTCGGAAAGAACAGCGTCCGTGATCTGCGGATACTTCGCCTTGACCTCAAGACGCGCAATCTGCGTCTTCGCGGCCTTAAGCTCCGCGTCAGCGGACTGGAAAGCCTTGTAATTGGCCGAAGCACGGTCTTCGTTCTTACGGCTCATGGCCTTCCATTTGGCAAGCTCGTCATTATCGGACGGCTTGGAAGAATCATCGGAACCCTTATCATCAGCCGGAGCTTCATGCTCTACGGCGGGTTCGTCAACCGGAGTGGTCTGAGCATCCTTCACGGAATCCTCGACCGTTCCGGCCTGTCCAACAGTCTTGTCCTTTTCGGATTCGACTTCATTATCCTGAGAGGCCATAAGACCCAATCTCCTTAATATTTAAGCGGCCAGTCCCAAAAAACCGCGAGAATAAGCCAACAGGCTCCGCACATACTGCCAAGCCTGTTTAGTGTGGACTGTCTTTTTGAACTCATACGAACGACCATCGAAACGGAATCGAACCGAATCCTTGTCGCCATCCAGCAATTCCTTGTATCGGGCGTTGAACTCGGTCGCACGGGCGAACATGCGCTCCATCTGGGCGCGGGTCATCTTCATGTCAGGCAGATGCCATTCCGGCGCATTCGAGTTCACCGGAGCATCCTTGCGAAGAAGCACAGGCCCAAGCTCGCTGTTGTTGACGACCTTCACGCGAAGCTTCGTCAAATCCGTCGCGCTCGTGGAATAATCATGGCCCGACGTTTTGCCAGCGGCCTTGTAAATCGTCATCAGATCATCCGAGTTCAATTTCAACCCAGGATCATTCGATGCGGTAATCGGAGAAATTGTGCACTTGCACCTGTTGTGCATGGGCATTAAATCAGCCCTCGTGAACGTGTTGGTCGCAGCCACGACACACAAACCACACGAACCAGTCTTCGACAGTTCGGGATGGATGACACGCCTGTAACGTTCGACACCGGAACTCCTGTAACGCGACTGGATGGCACGATTCTGCGTCACATACCCGTCAGTGACCGCATTGTTCTCCAACTGGATTTTCGCGGACATCAGCCAAGCCTTAACATGGTTGGCGGCGGACTGGTCGGCGTCCTTCAGAATCTCATCCCACGTAGCAGGTCGAATCTCAGGATTCTTCACGGCCTGAGTGCGATACTCGTCCGCGACCCTCATGGCGACCTGCCACGGGTCCGTGTTGGCGCGAACGACCTCATATTGGGGAATCTCACCCAAACCGTTCACACCGGCCAGACGCAGCATCGTATCCGCATACGAGATGCCCTGCTGGCGCATGGCCTTCACGAACGCGATATGCTGCTGCGTCACATAAGCAGCCGCGCCCTCGGCCACCGCATCATTCCACCAGTCGGAAGGAGTCAGGCTACGCCACATGTTCCAAGCCCTGCGGACGAACTCGTCAACCAGCTTCAACCGCTGGTCGTCCAACGCCTGAACGGCAGCCAACGCGCTATCGGCCATCAGACCCCCATAACGTCGGACGAATCATCTGACGACGACCCATCGGACGACATCGAATCCGATCCAGAGCCGGTGGAGAACGAATCCAAACCGGACCCGTCACCCAGATACGAGTCGTTCATCGTCGCATCAGTCTGCTTCGCCGACGAATCCAAAGCCGCGTTCTGCTGCGCCATGGCATTCAGGAAACTCGTATCCTGGGCATCCTGAATCATCTCCGCGATCTCCGTCTCGGTCATATGCAGATAACGACGGGCGATGGTCTTCAACGGAAGAACACCCTTCACCTGAGCCGCAGCCTGACACTGCTCCAACTCGGACGGAAGCTCCAACGGCTCCCAAGTCGTCTCGAAACGCTCCTCCGAAGCATTACTGCCGGAAGCGGTCAACGCCATCTTCAACAGGAGCACGAAAGCGTCATTGGCCCTCATGTTCATGTCGCGGACCTTCAACCGCAGCATACGGGTCGTCAGCTTCGCACCCTCGGCGGAACCAGCCACATCAGGCGAAAGAATCGACAACGGAGTGCCAGTGGCGCCGGCCAGAAGCTTCACATCGGAAGCGGCCGCATTCACGATCGGCGTGATATCCGTAATGGACGATTCGCCGATCTTCGCATCGGCGGGAAGCAGCCACAACGCGGCGGGACCCATCTCGAACAGTTCCGAATAGTCGATCTTGTCACCGGCCTGAGCCTTACCGGCCTTGACCGCAGGGTCGCTCTTCTGGTAATACTCAGGCATGTCGCCGGACACCCAACGCTGCTTGAACGCCTGCATCTCCTGAATGCAGAACCGTTGAAAACGCTGCTGGTCGATGGACCTCAACGTCTTCAAGGAAGCCTCGAACTGGCCCTTGCCGTTAGGAGTGGTCAACTGCACGATGGGAAGACACCCGCAATCAAGGGCGAACTTCCAATCATCGCCGGAAGACTGGCCCTCCCACTCGAACTGCGCCTCGAACTCCGGGCGCTTCTTCGAATCGTCGTTGGCAAGGTCATACACGGTATCCTCGTCATCGACCGAATCGGAAGGCAGTGTGCGCGACTTGACCTCATGCTTCGCGGTACGCGAATAGATGCTCTGAATCTCACCGTCATCATTACGGACGATGCGATACAAAGTCAACCGTTCGATCTGCTCTTCCTCGGACCACCCATACACCACAGCCGAATCCTTGTCGTCGGACACAACCGTGCTCCACGGACTCAACCGTTGGATATATGAAGGATTCTCCTTGCCGAGAACCATCGCATACGCGGCACCGTAAATCGACGCGTCCATGAACATATTCAACGCGCGGACATCCATGCCGCACTTATCCCACATGTCATCCGCATCCGTGCTCCGCATCGTCTTATCAGCGACAAGACGAAAACCAGTGGGATGCTGCGACGTGATTACCGCATCCGCAATCGTATGAGCCAGATTCAACGGACAGATATCCACAAAACGCCTATACACGGCACTGGCCGTAGTGGTCGCCGCCTTCGGCACGGACTGCAACGGAACCGTCTCACGACCGTCATAAAACGTCTTCAACACACACAAGTCGGGAATACGATTCTGCAAACGCGTCGCAAGACGCGTCAACGCCAGACCATCACCATCAGGCTCGTCATCACCCGTAACAAGACTCTGCATATTAGAAGATGTGGAAGCCATACGAACACCCCAAAATCACCAGACCCGCTGCGGCATCACCCGCTGCGGACCATCCTCCTCGAACTGGCCCAAATACTTCTCACGCGCCGCATAAGCCAAAACGCCAGCCATGCACGCATCAATCTTGTGCGGACTCTTAGGCGTCTCCTTATGAATCTGATAGCCCCAACTCTTCTCACGCCGCTTCGCGTTACGGAAATGCGACACAAGACGCGGGTCGGCACACAAAAGAATATTATTCGGATCAGGCTCCCCATCCTCGACAGGCTCGGGAGCATACTCAAACGACGAATGCGCGCACTGCAACGCACGATACATATCCTGCGACCAGTTATTCGTCCAAAACTTCATCATCGAAGACTGACCACGGGCATACACCTTCATGCCACGCCCATACTCAGCCTCCCAGCCGCCAATCATCGACTCGAAGAAATGCGCATCAGCGAAACAGCCGATGACATTGTAATTCTCGAACATACGACGCACGGCGGCATCGAAACCATCACGGTCAACACGCCAATCAGGGTCCGCATTATCAGGCCGCTGCTGCAACTTGATAAGAAACAGCAAACCATCGGACACGCGACAGCCAACCAACGCGGTCGAATCATTACGAATCGAACCATCGAACCCAAGCGTGATCTCCTCATCCTCGTCAATGAAATCCTTCCAGACCCCATCCAAACGAGACGACGAGCCGACAGCACGTCCATACAAATCCCTGTAAGCCAAATGCGATTGGATCGCAGGCTCCGTAAGCCACGAATCCTCACTCGACGCACGAGAGTTCAAATAATAACGAATCGAATCATTCGGGTCCGAATCAGGCTGGTAAATCTGCCCCATCAGACCATGAATGTCAACCCAACCATCCTTCGACGGCCCCGGCTCGACGCCATCATCACGAAGCGAGAACCCCTCAACCGAATAACCATCGGCATCAACGGCCTCGATACGCCCATCAGGAAGAATGATGTAATCCTTACCATCATCCGAATGAGCGGCAGAACCATACGACTCATACAACGCGTGCTCAAGCTTCTTCTCATCAGGAAAATCCTCGATAGGAAGCGTCGAATACCGATAGTCGAAATACAAGCCCTTATAATGCTTGGAACGGCCAGCCTGAATATCCTCCGCGATCTTCAACGTGTTCTCCGCCACACTGTTCTGACCCGGACGGAAATACGTCGTCATCTCCAACACCCAAGGGTCGGCATCCAACGAACGCTTCGGAAGATTACGCTGAACCGTCTTATACATCGAATGATGCTTCGGCAGCGTATACAGATGCACCTCATCCATCAACGCGAAAGTCTCAAGACCACCATCCTTCGACGCATCGCCGGAAGTCGTGGGAATAATCTCCCCGCCCTCCGGCAAGCCGATACGGGTCTTCGTGACCTCCATGCCGAAACCCTGTAACTGGGCCAACGGGCCGGAAGTGCAGTTGTAGTAAATCGAATCGAAGATATTGCCCGACTGGTCCTCGGACGTAGCCAAACACAGAATCTCAGGACGCTGGACAGGACGGCCAACAGGCTCACCCGGCAGATAATAGTAAGTCTGACCAAGAAACGTATACGTCTCACCCGGCTTAGCCCAATGGTCGAAACGACACGGGCCAAAAGCCTCGAACAAGGCCAGATCATTACCCAAGCCACTCTTGTTGCAACCCTTCGGACGCCACAAGCTCACACGATTGAACCTGCGCCGACCATCCGGCTTCAACGCATAGGCGTTCAAATAGAACTGGATATACTCAGGACTATGAGTGACAGGCTTACCGGTCGCACCGCCGCGACCGATGAGGCTGAACGTCTCAACCCACCACAACGCCAAACGTCCAAGACTCCTACGCCTATCCTCATAAGTCAGGTTAGGAATCATCAAATGCATGTCAGCCAGCCGCCTCGATCTTGCGACGCCAAGCATCGATATCCTGAATCACAGCATGATTCGAACCATCCGAAGCGGCATGGTCGTCAGCCTCCGGCACATCGAACTTCAACGCACGCATCGAAGCCGGAGTCCAACCCAACTCGTCAAACAACTGGCGCACGACCGGCATCAACGTCGCATAACGACGAGTCGAAAGCATCTCATTGATCGTCGCGAAACCCAACTGGACAGCCATCCAGGAAGGAGCCGAACGCAACATCGAAGCATTCGGACTACGCCGATACTCCTCATACCAATGAGCAACCAACGGCAACCACTCCCCACCCTTGGGGAAAATCTGGTTAGCCGGAGGCAAATCAGGCCCCAACTTCCCATCAGGAATCTCCAAAACCTGATTACCGGAATCACTCGTCTTCCTGCCCATAACATCACTCCCCGCAAAGCCCCATTACGGGACGACAAGCGCGAAGCCCGTTACGGCACTACGCGCACCTGCGATGAACGACAATCCGATTAGCCAACGAGTTTTCACCACCCTGCTCCAACGGCACACGCCAAGCGCCAACCGGAAAATCATCACTCAAAACATCAACCGACCGGTCAAGCGGCAACTCACAAACCGGACACGTATGAGAACACGCGTTCCACTCGTCCTCGGCAGTCCAAAAACCAGTAGGAACACTCCCCCGCCGCCCGACACGGGCATTCGACCGAGGCTCCCACAACACCGACTTCAACGGCTGCGGAGTACGATTGGGAGCCGCACCCTCAGCCTTCAAACGCTGGAAACGCTTACGACAACGAGCCGAACAAAAAGCCTTGTCCCGACGCTCAGTCTCAAAAAAAGAGCCACACGCCAGACACGCGCGACTCATACGACGCTTACGGGCACCACTGCCACTACGCCGCCAACGATCATAATGAGACCTACACATCCCATGAGCATGAACAGGCCCATCACACCCATTCACACTGCACTCACCCTCAGCTAACCGAACGCGGGATGCCTGTACCAACGAGCCTCCTCACGCTCAACCCTCTTCCTTCGCCGCGCATCAGCCGACTCCAAACCAGTCTTATAAGAATGATGAGCACGACAAAGAACCTGAAGATTATCCCAAGAATCATCATCAGGCTGACCATCCTCGGCACGAACGATATGATCGACCTCATTCGCATGAGCGCCACACGGACGCAACACGCCATCATCACCGATCACCGGATACTGGCAACGCCACCCGTAATAATCCAACACCTCACGACGCGTCCGCTCCCAACCCGGATTGAACCGTTCCTTACGATGCGACTTATTCCAATCGTTGGTCATCACCACTCCTCAGTGCTTCAGGAGGGAATCGAACCCTCACGTCACAGGACAACGCATTTTGAGTGCGCCGCGTCTACCATTCCGCCACCAAAGCAAAAGAACAGGCAACCCCCATGCCACACTCACCAAAAACATGGGGGTCATCTGTCATCTAACCCAAACCGCCATAAGGAAATCCAATGGCAAAAAATGGCTTTTTACCGCCAGCCACGGCGAGCGGATGCTGAGGGAGTCGAACCCCCGAACCGTTCCCGGTCGCCACCTTAGCGAGGTGGTGCAATAAGCCACTCTGCCAAGCATCCAAAAGCAAGAGCCGCCGCAACGACTCAGGAGACTGTCCCCGCAGACTAGGCGGATCAGCTAAAACTAGAGCCGCCACAAGACGACTCCGAAGACCTTTCCCACAACCTGTGGGTAGGCTGAGCACAGCATGTTGGACTCGAACCAACATCGACGGTTTTGGAGACCGCCATGCTACCAGTTGCACCAATGCCATATACCGACTTAGTTAACGTCCAAGTCGTCAGGACGTTCGGCATGGTGGAATGGGCTTTACCACCAACGGCAAGGAACGTGTATGTATATATGCACCCGTTTGGCCGCGCCTCCCCTTCGGTCATCAACCACCTGATTAAGGCAGGGAGCCTCTTATCCCCCACATGTTCCAGCGGGGATATTCGAGCAATACCATCGATCTCACAGGCAGCTACCCCCATGAAACCTAGAGCAAACCTCGGGAATCGAACCCGACAACCAAAAGGCTGTGCCAACAGGATTGCGAGTCAGCCCCAAAAAAACAAATGGCGCAGCCATATAGGCGGCACCGGATGGGACCGGCACAAGAAACGAGGATGGACGCAATCTCACGGACAATCCAAAAACACACACTATATTCCGGGATTCATCCACCCTCAAAGGGTTCCCAGCCGGATTCGAACCGGCATCTCACCACGCATGGTCAAGAAGAGCCAGAAACCCATGCGCGACTAACACTCCCACAAGAGCGGTAGGAACCATGTGCGAGATCAAACGGCGGTACCAACAAGCCTCTCGCATTGGACTTGAAACCGAATCGCACCTTACCTAGGAAGATGCCATCTGCGGACAGTGAGAGATTCGAACTCCCGGACCCGTTAGAGTCGGTCGCTTTCGAGGCGACTACCTTAAACCAGACTCAGCCAACTGTCCCTAGCGGTGCTCCTTATGAACACAAACGTCCCAACGGTCGGAATCCTTAACCAAGAGACAAGGAGCACCACCGAACCGCTTGCCGGAATGACACCCACAAGGACGCCACGCGTCCTCCAAAATTCATTCCGACATGCGACAGCATACTCATACCTAACGTTGCATCAACGTTGCAATGAAAACGGCGTAGAATACGGCGTGTCGCGTGGTATGCTGAAGACGATTTCAATGTGAACCCAACATCGTCGTTGTCATGTCACGTTTCATGCGCGGACTTTTTCAGACGGCGCGCACTATTTCTACCATTGACCCGACGGCCTTGACCGCCTCCCCTAGGGGACCCTCCCCCAGCCCCGGTTTGAACGTTTGTTCGATGGTACAAATGTTCGTTCGTACAGTTGTACGTATGCACGTCATTGTGTCGTATACCTTATTATTTATATCTATCTTGCTCAATATTTTTTGTCCGTATTTTGGTATCTTGCTTGACTTTATTTTTTCTTGTGGTAATCACGTCTCTTTTCCTGTTTTCACCCCCCCTTACTATGTTGAAACACGCCGATAGAACGACGTTATTCCAACGTTTCGCCGTGATCTGTTTTCTTGATTTGATTATATCCAGCTGGGTATATATACTGGAGCCATCAACCGGTTAGGCAGTCAGCCTAGTGAGGTCGGCACGGTATCTACACCGCACCACTTGCAACCGGCTGTAGTGACCGGCAGATGAAGCCGTGGTGGTTAGGTGCCTAGGCACCGCATAGCCTGACCTGAGACGGTCAGGTGGTGCACATGTGTGTACTACGAATCCGCCATGAGTGGAACGGTGGGCGCTGTGCTGAGGTGCAGTGTCCAGTCTGTGAGCGTTGCGAGTGCTTGAAAAATGAAGAGTGTTACCGAAGGCCGGTAGTTTGAGCTTCACCCCCTTTTTTTGGGAGGGGGTTAGGTGGCGGCGTTTTTCGGGGTGTGTGCATAATGCCCACTACGTGGGCGTGGTTGGCAGTGCCGATTTTGCCTAGGCAGTGCACGTGAACTTGATTGACAATGTAGAGCGCGAGAACTCGTAAGGGGGGTACCGCCGACGTTTGGCGTAGTGTGAGAGACTACCGCCAATGAGGACAGGCCGATAGATAGGTGGCAATGTCTATGTTTGCCATGCGTGAGCATGGTTGGCGGCATAGGTTGTAAACCACGGCATAACGGGTTGCGAGGGTAGACATATCATAGCGCCCGTCAATTGCTTTATGGGCGGTTGGTCACGAACGTAGTTCGGGGACTATGCGGACATTAAAAGTCTATAGGGGGTGCGTATGCGCCTCTGCGCCACTTTGCGGGTGGTGTTAGCCGATAAAAATCTTCACGGGCGTAATCCGCAAGGGTTGCGCCCCTCTCGCCACTGTTTAGACCTTGATGGGGTGCGATTCCTCATGGTGGCACGTAATCAACCAAACCAAACACTAGACCTTAAGGGGGTTTATCATGATTGAAACCAACAATCTCATTGCATGTGTGGATATCGCCCACACGTTGGAATACATCAACGCCAAACATAAGGGGGATAGCGAGGGTATCGCCATCAGCCCGGACGCGCGCATAACAATCAAGGGCATGAATAAGATGAGCCAATCGGCGCGTCATGCTTACACGGCATTGCTCACCATGATTGAGGGCAACGTGAGGAGCTTATGCGATAACGAATTGTTCTTCCCCGAAGGCGAGAGGGAAAAGCAGATCACAATCTACCGTATTAGGGTCACTGATGGCGTTAGAGTCAACATATCCGGCATTTCGCCGAACGGGCACGGCTTCCGCGCGACGGCAAAGTTTGAATATGATTCCATCGTGGCAAACGACAATCCTATTGCGGCGCGGTTGAATGTGAGGGACAACCAAACTCGCCTCGATATATCTGGTATCACTCTTGTATGATATGAGTGACTACACAAATGTAACCAACAAACAAGCGGAGGTTAAAAAATGACTGTCAAAATCGTAAAAGTTCGGAGCCTGACCACGTTGCCGGGCGCATACAGCAATACCGTTGACGACGGGTATTGCCGGTACGTGACGGTTGACGGCAAACGTGTGGGCGACGTGGTGAAATTTAAGCCCGATTGGGGCGGGAGCTACGTTTTTAACGAAGAATGGCACGACGGAAAACGTGGTGTGCAAATCGAGGCGCGCACATTGGCTGACCTTAAAAGGAAAATTGCCGACCACTATCAAAATTAATGTAACCAACTAATAAAAAGGGAGTATTGAAATGACCACTGATGAAATGTATGACGTTCTGCTGGAAACGCTGGGGGCCGAGGATTTTCTAAATGAATTGGTCAAAGCCCTGAGCAGCAACGAACAGCGGGAGAACTTCGAGTTTATCGCGCGCATGCACGATATCGAGCTGGATGATTCTGAAAGCGAGGACTGAAATGGATATCAAGGATATCGAGAGCGGAGCTAGCCACATTGCCAATGAGGTATTGCTATTGCTGTGCAATGACAGAAAATGGCATGACTCATGGGTGGATTATGTGGCCTTTATCAAGACCAGTGATTTTTACGACAGGTGGCCGCATAAGGCCGTTGATCTGATGGCGGTTGACCTGTTCTACAGAATGCATGACGCTGGGGCGCTTGATGGACTGGGCGAGGATGCCATACTAGCCGATCATTTTTATGCGGCGGGTAGGGCTGTCATTCACACCGTTCGTGATGCTGTCAACGATGGGCGGTTGCCGTTCTGACTTGTAGCCCTCTGTGGGCTATGGCGCGGCTTAGTGGTTTCTGTGGGGTGCGATTCCTCACCCGCGCACTGTGCCGTCGTATGGCAGCTAATCAACATTCTCTATGAAAGTGGGTAATCATGTCTGGGTTTAATTCCGTCGATGATTTTTACGACGTCATGGCGGGGCGTCATGGTTTGCACGAGTCCGAACGGGGCGGCGGCGAGCTGGAGTTGTATTCATTCAATGGCGCTGAGTTTCCGGGCGGTTTGGACGGTTCCAGTCTTGACGTTGTCACAGCGCCGTCGCCTGAGCTTCTTGCGTACATGCGTGGGAATGATAGTCCGGTGCCGCCGTCCGGATACAGGGATATGGCCGACGAAATTAAGGGCATATGGGACGTGTACAACCACGGTTCCGCCGAAGCCGACTGGGGACGGTTGGCCGACTTGTATGAAGCGCACAATCTAAGCCTGAGTGTCATTGCCGATTACGAGTTCATGGATTGGCCTGAGACGTTAGGCGACATACTGAACGGCAAAGGGACGGACTGCTGGAACCTCGACGGTATGACGTGGCACCTGTACAGCCATGGGGAATGCACTGTCGATGATTCTGAGGGCGCATGGCCTGGCCTTGACGACTTGCTGGGATGCATGTCTTCCGATGACGCCGAGACGTGCGCGTATGCGCAGCAGTTTGTCGAATGCATGGATTCGGGCGACTATGTGGCCGCGTGCAGGGCGCTTAAGGCTCTCGACTTGGAGCTGTGGTATACAGACCTGTTTCTTACGTTGTCTCGCTGAAAATCAACCTATTCATCTGAAAGTGAGGGAAACCTAATGTATGTGCATGAGATTCGCAAGGATACGGCTGAGGATGCCGACTTGTACGAGGAACTGCGTGACGCGTGGGACGGTGTCGGCTACGCTGGACTGCCGTCGTTCGACGACGTGCTGCCGGACATTCTGGAATGGGTGCGGTGTATCCGCGTGGCCGACACGGTATTCAACGAGTACACGTATCAGGTTTCGCGGCTGCTGTACTTCGATAGCGCGCTGGACGAAAGCAATATTAAGACTGCCGTGCGGTGGCTGTCCGACTACGGTTATGTGTCGCGCGCGTTCTGCGGTGTCGGCTATGCGATTGAGTTGACGGACGGGCATGGCGGACTGTCGGATCAGGCCGTCGTCCAATATGCGATAGACATGATTATCAAGGACGGGCGCTACTACCCGGTGTTGGATGAATCCGATTACGAGCGGCGTGAGTCCGCGTGGCTGCGGGATTACTTCGATGGCGAGGTGTCTGACGCCATGTTGAATGGCGCTGACCGTGATGCCGTGTTCGAAGCGTGGCGGGATGATGCCGACCCGGTGTCGGGCGACATGTATTTCGACGTGGAAAAGCTTCCTGGTTATATCGAGACCGCTAAGGGAGGTAAGCGGAATGCGTAAGGGTGTGAAGCTGGCTGGACTGCTGGCCGTGGGCGTGGCGGCGCTCGTCGTGGCGTGTTCGCCGGTGTGCAATCCCGTGCCGGTGGCCGACCCTCATGGGACGCCTGAACAGCAATGGAATTGGTGGCGTGAGACGTATGCGACGGCTGACTATGGTCAGGCCGACTTGGCTGGCTACACGTCGCTGTCGGATATCCCCCAGTGCGGCATGGAAGACGGTAGTACGGCTGGCGGCTATGAGCGCATATGCGAGTGGCGTGCCGTGTCCGTTGGCAATCGCATGGGCGAGTCTTACGTGCTGGTTGACGGCAGCAAGGTGCTGTCGTGGGGCGGCATAGGGAAATGAAAGTGCCGGTCTCAGGTGGGACTGCGACCGGCCATGCAATCAATCAATCAAATCTAATTGCAAGGGAGATTATACCATGAAATTCGACGATTGCATTTATAAGGAAATCACTTGGTTCAACGCGGATGAAATCGTTGAGCATGAGACGTTCGACGGTATCGACTCGTATGAGCTGCTGCGTAATCTGGCGACGCTTGAGGCTGGCTATTCGCTTGACGACAGGCTGGATGACGAGGCCGTGGAGCGCGTGGAAGATGAGGAGAACAGCTTAATCTGCGTCGGACGGTTCCGTTTCGACTCGCTTCTGGCTGAGGGTCTAGTGGAATGGTTCAAGTGCGACCGTTACGACGGTCTTGTCAAGCATGTGCGTTCGTGCTGGCTGAGCCGTGGTGGCGATGATTGGTATTTCTATTTCGTTACCGGCTGCGGCTATGACGTCATCAGCAGTGATTTGCTGGGCTGTGACGCCGATGGTGTGGCGCGGCGGAAGTTCGTTGATTTCCTTAACGGCGAGGAGGTGGCGCGATGATCGACGTCAACTTGCTGCCGCGTGAGCTGACCGGCTATGTGGGTTACGTGTGCTGGCAGTGGTTCGAGAGGCATTTCAGCCGTGACGAGGTGCCGTATATCCGTGGCGGCGCGTGTGGTCTGGTGCCCGATTTGCGGGACAATCTCATCGATGTCGTGCAAAACTGTTTCGCTGACGGCGGTCTGGATGACGAGACGGTCGGACGGTTCGTCGCATTGTATGCCACGCTGCCGTTCGACGTCGATGAGGCGCGGCGGTTGGCCGAGAATGATTTCCGTTATGTCGCCGACGAGGACAAGCGGCTGGCGTTCGAGCTGTGCGTGCTGGTGTTCGACGCCATGTTCCCGCAGCATGTCGAGGTTCGTCAGACGGATGTGGACGGGACGTTGGAGCATATCGCGTTTCCGGCTAGCTGGCAGCATGACCTGGCTGTGTCTTCGACTCCTGAGAATCGCATGTCCGCGTACCGCAATGGCCTGTCGGCTGTGCGCAAGGCGTATGACAAGATGTTCGACCGTCTTGGGGATGCTGACTGACATGGCCGCGTTGTGGACTGTCGAATATGTGGGTGGCGCAATCCGCGTGCGCCGTCACAGGTCTCAGGCCGATGCGGAGGCGTATCGGGATGCGGTTCTGCGTGCCGATGGCCGGTTTCTGACGCGTTGCACTGTCGGTAGCGGAGAGGCCGTGCGCGTGGCGATGGTGAACCGGCTGGAACTGGCCGGTGTCGGCTGTCGTTCGCGTCTCATGCGGACGTCGTTGAAAAGACTGGTGGAACTCACTGACGAGTTCTGCTGCTGAATGAAAGGAAAGAATGATGATTACCGTTGACGAGCTGAAGGCAATGCCATTGGACAAGCCGATCGGCGAGGCTGTCGTTTGCGATATTGAACGCATGGCAAACGAGGGTCTGCAACCGTTCTACCAGCGTGAGTTTGAACCTTATGAGGGTGTCTATCGCGTCAATGATTTCGCCAAATATGTTTCCGAGGATTCGTGGCGGAAGTTCTGGTCAGCGTTCCCTGAATGGTGTGAGCAGGTGTTCATGCTGCACGACAATACTCGTTCCGATGATTATTGTGAGTTCACTTCTGAAGTGCTTTCTGGTCTGACGCCGATTGAGATTGGGGAACAATTCGAGAAGTCTCGTGAATATGACCTTGATTATGTGTTCTGGACGCAAGCCGATGACGAGGGGCATGTGTGATGGACGCCCATGATTCCGACGTGTGCGCGAATGTGGTCGGCAAGTCGTTGGAGGCCGTCAGATTGCTGTCGAATCTTGGGAGCGGGAACGCTCCCGATTCCGCTTACGTGCTGGCCGCTTACGACCAGTTGACGACGGCGGCGTACCTGTTGCATCAGATTATCCCTTGGACCAAGGAGGAAAAACAGTGAGCAAACATGGCTTCTTCTCCCCTATCGCCGAATACGATGGGTTCGATTATGCGTCCGGCAGGTCGTTTTGGCGTCGTCGTTCGTTGCCGTCGCTCCTGTGCGAGTGGCTTGGCGAATGGTTCCGTGGCGTGAGGGCTGCTCGCATGGGATATTCGACCTGGCTGTACGTCCAGTGTTCCGGTGGCTGCATGATTCCAGTGGACATGCTGAACTGGGATACTGATTGGGTTGACTGAGCGTCGGCGGCGTGGCTTCGCCGCCGATGATATGGTGTCCTTAAGTCTGGAAGGAGCCATCATGGGGTTGCGTGATCTGCGCGAGCGTAACGGTTTGACATTGCAGCAGTTGGATTCGCTTACGGGCGTGGATTTCACGCGCCTGTGGGCGTATGAGAACCATGCGGACGAGGCGCGGAACATGTATTTGGGTACGGCTGCGAAGCTGGCGCAGGCGTTGCATTGCAACGTGTTGGACCTGTACCCCGATGAGCATGTGTGGCGTGGCGGCGTGTCCGCTGGCGTCGTCGGATTGAAGAACATTCGCAAGGCACGCAGATTGACGCAGGTGGAGCTGGCCGGATTGAGCGGCATCGCACGTCCGGCCATCTCCCGTTTTGAGACGAACGGTCGTCCTGTTTCGCAAATGTATTTGCGGACGGCGTTACGATTGTCTGAGGCGTTGCAATGCGACCCTGTGGATTTTCTTACGGAAGGATACTGAAATGGGCATGAGGGAACTCAGACTGAAGCGCGGCATGACGCAACAACAGCTGGCTGACAAAGCAGGGTTGAGCCAGTCACGTGTTGGCGCGTTCGAGACCGGACAACGTAATGTCGGTGGGATGAGTCTCAATGTCGCCGTGCGTATCTGCGACGCGTTGCATGTCAAGAATCCTCGCAAACTTTTGGAAGATGATTCTGACTCTGAATCTTCGGCGGATTGATTTGTGATCCGCTAGGGCGGGCATGCGTCTTTACGGCCATGCCCGCTCACGAATAAGTTGAGCCGGATAGTTGCAGCTATCCGGCTCGATTGCTCAGTAATTATTACCAATCTAACTAACTAGAGCCCTCTCATTTTAGCAAGGGGGCTGGAATGGAGTATCTGAAATGATTAGGCTTATTGACAACAGCAAGGCAGTGGAAATCTCTATTCGTGAATGGGACGAGGAAAACACGCAGTACGGCCCCGACTGGTCGGCTGACTTCTTCGAGGTCGGAGGGCTGAAGACCGTTGACGACCCAGAGCTTGCTTACATTGTGGAGGACGTCGATTACTGCATTGAGCAGGCGAACGACATGGTGGCCGGTGAGGGAGACTTCGCAGAAGACGGCCCGCAGCCGAATCAGGTTGTTGATGTGACGGAACTCGACCGGAGCGCGTACCCAATCTGTGAAATTGATCTTTATCAGCTTTCCAGTGAGATCTACAATCACGGGTCGAACGTCAAGGATACGGAAATTGTATCCGGCATGTGTCCTGAGGACACTATCAAGGTGGTTTTCATGGATGGTTCAGCATGCTGTGTGGGTATCGATCCTGATTTCCCTCTTTGCGTCAACTTCTCATATTATGCGGATGAAAGCTGCCGTGATGGTGAGCTTTCGACGGATTGCCATGATTTCGAGGGCGAGTTGGATTATCTCGCCGGCGTGAAGGACATTTGCGGCGGATTGCGCTAGTCGCGTCTGCTGGTTTCGATTGTTTATTTTCGGGGCGTGGCGGTGGGGCCGCGCCCTTTGTTTTCAACGTTTTCTTTTTAAGGGGTTTGAAATGTCTAATAAAGTTAACGGTTTGTGGGCCGTCAATTCTGATGGTGTTTTCATGTTTTTCAATTCCGTTGACAGTCCGAGCGTATGGCGTTTCGGCATGTCGGGTGACGTTGAATCGTGGCGTATGGTTCCTGGTGTCGTCAATGCTCAGGCGGTGCGTGGTGTTGCCGCCGTGTATCGTGCCGAGGGCGGCGTATGGCTTGACCCTAACGGGGCGGATTATGCTCAGGCCGTTCGTGAGATCGGTGACGTGCCGTCAATCGTGGAACGTGGCGGATTGATTACGTCCGATGATTGCGGGGATTATACGGCTCACGGGTTGAGTCTTCCTGATGCTGACCGTGAGCGTGGCTGGGTGTTGTCGTGGGAACATGGCGGCATGGTTGTGTCTCGTGACGTTTCGTTTCTGACTCCAATGGAGCAGAATCATCCTGAGATGTGCGAGACGTATGATGATCTGCCTGTTGTCGAACCGGTGGCACCTGTCGCACAGTCGGTTGAGGTTGTCGAACCGGAGCCGGTCACGGCTGAGATTCCCGAGATTCCACCACAGACGGAACCTCATGAGGTGGTTGCCACTTCCAGCGCGGTCATAGTGCGCAAGGTGGTGATTCCTGGCGGTAAGTCGGTCAAGGAACTAGCCGACGTGTTCGGCGGGTTCAAGCATAAGCCTCGTGGATTCCGTGATTCCATGGGCCGTCGTGTGGCGTATGTCGCGTTCGATGGTACGGGTGGTGTGATCGCGTACCGCGACTATTACACGGACGTTGATACGCGGCTGGAAGAGCAGATTGCCGACTATCTCGCAAGCCATAATCTCAAGCTTGCCGCATAAAAGAATTTGCCGCCACTGTTCTGAGCGGTGGCGGCGCCTTAATTACCTCTATCAAAAATAATCAGGCAAACCATAGTGTATGTGGTTTGCCGGAAAGAAGCAAAGAAAATGACTACCGCAATCGATTTCGACACCAACGAGCCAATCACCGTCCAGCCAGTCGCCATCTACGCAGGCAGCGCGTACGACACACTGCTCATCGCCGACGGCACCACCGGCAAGCCCCTCGCGTACGGCGATATCAACCATGAATGGTATACCGATTTGGCGTATGACGGTGACTTCGAACAGGCGGCTGAAAAAATCGAGGGTGTCTACGGAGCAGACGAAGCCGAGTGGGAAGCCGCGGCAAACAAGAAGCTCGCCAAATACGGTCTTAAGCTCGGCGATTTCGACGAGAAGGCCGGAGACCGTTACACGCTAGTCGAGGTCTGACATGACGCGCGGCAAAAACAGGCGACTTCGCCTCATCCCATCACACCTTCCACTGATCCGCGACAAACTCGCAGAATACGAGCGGGTCGCATTAAAGGAACAGATGGCAGCGCACACGCAATACGAGCGGAGCATGGAAACGGCTTGGAATTCCGCCGACAATCTCGCCATCGCGCAGCTTTGGTGGATCAGCCGAGACATGACGGCGCTGGCGGAAGATACCGTCCAGGCAGGTGATTTCCCGAAATCGGACGCGCCGGCACAAAGCGGGCTTATCTTCTTCGACGGGGACGTTCAAACCGTCACATTCTCTGTGACCGACGACGCGACGGGAAGGAAAGTCGGAGACGCCCATGTGTCGGCGCTCTTCTGGCAATGCGACGGCAACGGCGATATCGAACTCATGGGATTCACGGACCATCCATGCGCTCTCAAGGAATGCGACGCGAAATCATTCTCGCTGCCGGTCGTCAGATTCGCCAACGACGTTTTCAATGGGTATGTCGGCGTTTTCCTATGGTTCTGCGATTTGCTGCATGCGGTATGGGCGTTGAGCGCGGAGCCGCATATCTGCGAGGCACAACCGGCGAAACCCGATATGGCGCATCCGCTGCCGCCGCGTTTCGACCCGGAAATACGCAAGGTCAAGATGCTGGTGCTGCGTGAGAATCTGCATCGTCCGGGTGGAAGCGCCGATGATGACGAGCGGGTGCTGCGTGAGAATCTGCATCGTCCGGGTGGAAGCGCCGATGATGACGAGCGGGTGCGGCGTGAGTATTCGCATCGTTTCATTGTGCGTGGCTTCTGGAGGGATCAGGCGTATGGGCCGAATCATTCGCTGAGGCGTAGGCAGTGGATACCGCCATTCGTCAAAGGTCCGGCCGACAAGCCTTTGATCTGCAAGGAGACGGTGCGCATATGGAAACGGTGAGCGACATGATCGCCGGTTTTCTCGCCGGGTTGTCGCCGAGCACAAGGGCGGGGTATCGGAGCGTCGTATCGCGATGGCTCCGCTGGTGTGCGGATAACGGCATCGACATGCTGCGGGCGAAGCGCACCCATATCGAGGTGTTCGCCGCCTATGACGGCGACATGCGGCCAGCAGCGAAAAACACGGTGTACAAGAATCTGAGCGTCGTATGCTGCCTCTACCGCTACCTCTGCGAAGAGGGATATATCGACTGCAATCCGGGCGAGCATGTGCGCAGGCCGAAACTGTACGGTCATTCGGATGGCTCGTACCTCACCCGCGAGCAGGCTAGGCTTTTTCTGGCCGAGGCGCGTGGTATGGATGCGCGGACGGATGCCCTGTGCAGTCTGCTGCTGTTGACCGGTGCGAGGGTCGGTGAGGCGCTTGGATTGGATGTCGAGGACTGTCATCTGGATGACGGGCGTCCGTGGGTGCGGTTCGACCGCAAGGGCGACTGGTCTCAGCGTGTGGCCATTCCCTCCGAGGCGTCCGAGGCTCTCGCACGACTCGTTGGCGGGCGTAGGCACGGTGCGGTGTTCCGTGAGGATTCCGGCGCGCGTCTGCGGCAGCAGACCGCCGTGGGCATCGTATCGTCCGTGGCATTGCGTGTGGGCGTGCCTGGAATCTCGCCGCACTCGCTGCGGCGAACGTTCTGCACGCTCTCCCGTGACGCTGGCGTGCCGGACAGGGACATCATGGCCGCAGGCGGGTGGAACAGTCCGCAGATGCTCGACTATTACGATATGGCGCGCCGTGGTCTGGACGGCAGAGCTGGCGATGGATTGCAGAGATTCTTGAATGATGGATGATTTGAAGTCCAAAGGAGCTGTTGACCGAAAAAATAGTGGGGGCGGTTTTTGAATCCGCCCCCATTCATGTGCCATTGTAGACCACTCAGACGGCGCTTAACGCAGCGTGGAGCCAATTGTCCACCAATTCGGCTTCGTTGACTGGCTCGAAACACCATGCGTCCAATCCGACGTTGATCTCATTATGATGTCTGCCGAACTCAAGCGGGTCATGCGCGTGCGTATGTCCGTGCAGGAGCAGCGTGTTGTTCATGCGTGGTAGCGCGTATTCGGCCAATTTCGGCGCGTTCCAATTGGTTGAGACTGCGCCTAGTGGTTTGCTTTGCGTGAAGTCCTCACGCCATTGGTAGTGGCTTAAAAATACCGTGTGTGGATTGTTGCCCCACCCGTCTCTGATTTCGGTGATGCCGACTCTTCCGACTTCCCCGAACACGCTTGCCAACTTTTCCAGCGTGCGGATGGAACTGTGTATTTCGTGGTTGCCGAGGATCAAGTGTCTGCGGTTGCGTGGAACCTGTAGATTCTGGATGCGCATTATCGCCTGGTCTACGCTCCACGTGCTGCCGGAACTAATGTCTCCGAGGATGTAGAGTTCGTCTTCCTTGCCGACGTATGTGTTTATCGCTTGTATGATGTCGGCGTCGTGCTTCCGCCAGTCAACGCAATCCTTGAGTTGTCTGCCGTCGTGTTCGGCCTGTTGTTTGATTGATTCGTCGCGAGCGTATCCGGGTAGCGCGTAACCGCGTAGCGCGGCAACGAATGGGTGTGCGAAATGCAGATCGCTGGTGAACCATTTCATGCGTCCGACTCCCTCGTATCGTCGTGTTGCATATCCCACTTGTCCAATGTTCTGAGCAGGTTGGATAGGTCGAAGTATTCATACTTTAGATGTTTCGTTTTCCCGCCGCGTGTTCGGTATCCTATGAGCAGTAATTCTGGATAGTCGCATGTATCGCAGAGACGCATTCCTTCTTCCTGAAAGGAGTAGGAGGTCACTTCGATTGGCTCGTTGTCTGACCCGTCGAACAGTTTCGGTGATTCCACGGCGATCACGCGCATGAGCAGTTCTTTGGTGGTTGGTGACGTCATTGTGTCTCCTTTTTCAAGTCTGACCATTTTGTTGACGTCAACAAAATGGTCTACCTGTCTGTGCCATGATGCGGGCTAAGCTGCTCTCCACGTGTTCGTCTTCTACCTGTAGTTCCGTGTTCTCGCGTACGGTTGCTTTAATATCGTCGTTGACTTGGTTCGACAAGTGCAGGATGATGTGAACGTCCTTACTGTACTCCAATGGTTTGTCTGCTTTGTAGGGGAAGTAAGACGTGAAACTGGGCATGATGGCGTAGTCGGCGCGGATTTTTTTCAGCTTGCCCGACATGACGATGCCATGCTTGCCGTTGATGGTGATTCGCTTGCCCAAGTGCGTGGCGTTCAGATGGTCCGCTGTGATTATCTGCTTGTTCACCAGAGCCAACCTCCACCGACGAACTGCCAACAGTCCGAGTCCGCTTCAATCTCAATGATTCGCAAGTCCGGGAAGTTCTCGCGGGTAAGCTTGTTTACGCGTGTCTCCGCCTGTTCGCGTGTCGTGTAAACGCCCATAATGCTCACGAATCCCGCGGTGTATGACGTTTCGCCCATGTGCATTGGGGCGTCAGTGAACGAATCGGGATTATATGGTTGATCCCGGTACTCGATGTATTCGTTGTGATCCTGTGCGTTCGCAGTTACTAGGTAGATTCGCATGACGCGCTCACTTTCCACTGATTTTGATTGTCTCACTCATTCCGCGTAGTCTCTCAGTTCTCGTTGGTAATTCTTTTGAAGGATGTTTCCGGGCGTGGGAATGTGGTGCCCTTGCTGTTCGTGATCGCTTCCAATTCCATGAACTCTTCGACCGACATAGTGACGCTTATGTTAGTGCAATCATCGGTTATCCTGACGTATTTGCGCGGTATTGTAATCAGTTTGTAGTTTTCGTCACGGAGTTCGTCATACGTATCGATGATTTGCAGGGTCACGCCATTCATGACGTTCGCCCATGTGGTTATCAGTCGTGCGGGTTTTGGCGGACGTTCTTCCTTGTCGGTGTTTTGATAGTGGAATCCAAGTTTTATCAGCTTGTTTGCCAGTTCGTCTGTTTCCTTGGTGAAGTCGAGTACTTTCATTGTGCCTCCTTGGTGGTGTTGTCCTGCGTCGTGTCGATGACGCACGCCACATTCCCGTTGTTGGTGTTAACGCTAATCTGCAATTAGTCTCCGAACTTTTCAAGAATGAGCACGCCGATGACACCGATTAGCCAGGCGATTATGAGAATGATTACGATACCCGCCAATGCGAGTAGTGGTATCCAGATTGGTGCCAATACCCATATCCATGAGTATGGGAATTGTCCCATGATTTTCAACAGTGCCAACATGCCTGATAGCAGTAGGAGGATTAGCGTGCAGTCGATGTTGACTCGCATTATTAGTCCTCCGTGTAGAAAGTGAGCGTGTGGAGCTTTTTCTTCGCATCTAATTGTTCTCCGAACATGCCGTACTGTTTGACTGGTTTGATCACGTCGCGCATGTGATGCGCGTGGTAGGTGATGGTCTTGCCATTGTCGGTGATGCTGATAGTGGCGGTCAACGGATAACTTCTTCCACTAGGGCGAGATTGCTTGCCGGAATGGTTTTGCTGACGCCGTTTCTAAGGTTCTTGAATGTAAATGACAATGGTTTCATGCAGTTCTCATCTTCGAAGTCGATGATGCATTCCATGTCGTTCCAATGGTCAACCCATTTGGAGCCGACCAATCTGGGGTCGGCGTGAGTGTAGACGATGATGCCTTTCTTACGGTCGGTGTGCGAGTATGCGAATCCGAGATCATTGAGTTTGACCGCGTACGGCGGGTTGGAGAGGTCGATGTTCAAGCTTGTTCCTCCTGTAGGAGCATCCAAATGTTCGTTTCCTTTTCGGGGTTTCTGACGGCGAGCTTGTACACGTCGGACAGCCGGTAGCGTTGCTTGCGTGTGTCTTTGACCGGTGTGACGGGTTTCAGGTCTCCCCTGCTGACCCAACTGCGCATGGTGCCGGGTTTGACGATGATGCCGCATTGCAGGAGCAGTCTGCGGATTTCGGTCTGCGTGCCGGTGATGTGCGTGGCGAGGAGCTTGTGTCGCCTGTTCTCACGGATGGCGGAGACCGGATACACTTGACCGCAGTCGGGGCATTTCGGTGCGAACGTGGCGTTTGGAATGACTTTCACGATGCGGTGGCAGTCGTCGGTCGGACATTCGCCGATGATGATCTGGTCTTCGAGGGTGAAGTCGAGGAGTTCCTGAGCCTTGCGTCGGATACGGTGGATGATTCGCGCGTAGGTTGGTGTTGCCTTGCTGGCCTTCCACTTGTCCGTGAGTCGGATGCTGCGGATGAGGGTTTCCAGTTTCCGGTCATGTGGAGCGGTCACGTTCAGGCATCGCGCGTATTCGTTGGCGATGTCACGGAGGCTTGGAATGTCGTCCATGCCGTTGCCTTCGATGAGTTCGAACGCGGTTTCGCGTAATGGTGCCGGGGAGGTGGCGAGTCCGTTATGTCCGCCGCCTCCGCCGTTGCCTGTCTTGTCCATGCGGTTTGTGCGCCATTCGAGGTCTTGCAGGTGGTTTTCGAACCATTGCAGATCGAATTGGAGTTGGGTTTCGCAGGATGTGCAGAGGATATGCTTGTCGTCGGTTGTTTTCCAGCATGCCGCGCATGTGGTTTGCGTCAAGTGTTGGCTCCTTGGTTGCGTTTTGGGTGTGTTTGGTCTTGTTGCCTCAACCCTTTGTTTGCAACCGTTGGGCGACTTGTCTAGTATAGTGTGTGTGTCAGATTAGCGTTGGCTGTTCGCCTTCCGTTGGCGTGGCTGGTTCGAGGTCGTTGCGGTGGGCTTCGATTTGGAGTATGAGCCTCCTGTCCACGTGCAGCAGGCGGCTTATCTCGTCCGCGTCGTAGTCGAGGTCCGCGTAGTGGAGGACCTGTTTCCGTAGGCTCATTCGTATTCCTTCTCCAAGTGTTCTTCGTACAGTATGACGAACACGATCGTCACGTATGCTCCGTAGAGGAACGAGAGTATCGCTATGGATATAGGGTTCGCGTTGTTGGTGATTTGTATGATGATGATTGCGAGCATCAGTATCGCGTTGACCGCGTAGGACGCTTTCTTGATTATGTACATAATCTTCTCCATGTCTTTGCTCATTCTGCGTCCTTGCCTTCCAGGAATGGGTCATCGGCCTGCATTCGCTCGTATTGCCTTGCCGTCTTGCGCGCGATCCATTCATTTAACTGCGTGTCGGTGATGCCGTACATTTCCTTGAGCAGGTGCAGGCAGATGGTCACGTCGGCCATTTCCTCCGCAAGATTGTCGGTGGCGTCAGGCTTGCCGCGAAGACGCTTGCTGATGGCTTGGATGAGTTCGGAACATTCCTCCATGCAGACGATGCTTTGCGTCTCCTTGCCGTATTTTTCGATGCTTTCACGCCACACCGCATGCTGCTTATCGTCGTTCATCGGTTTGCCTCCTTCATGTTCGTATCCTCGTTTTGCTTGGTGGTTTCGGTTCCATGTTCACCGAATGAGACTGCCAGCCTCACGTGGCTATTCATGATTGCGATGGGAACAGGATTGTCAGGCTGCGAAACGGATACGATGCCGGAACCATCCGTATAACTCACAGCAAGCCCGTAGATATAGCCACAGCGTTCTTTCCATCCGCTTTTCAGGTAGCATGTTTCGTTCGTATCGAGTTCCACGCGTAGACCCATGTCATGCGGGAGGAATTCCATACGTAGACCCATGTCATGCGGGAGGGGTTCTGACGCACTGCTCTTTTTCGTGTCATCGCTTTGCTTTTCCTCGCTTTGCTTTTCGAGAATGTAGACGTTCGTGGCGCCGAATGCGCCAGATGGAAAGTTCGTTTGCGGCATGGTATCCACCCGTGAAATCTCCCAACCATCGTTCAGTAAATCTTCAAGCACACCCATATTCATCAAGGTGCGTTTACAGCCGTAATCACTCCAAAAAAGTGGGCAAACCTTGTACCGTTTACTCATTTCGCGTCCTCCTTCATGAAGACAATCCAGTGTGTTCCCGTGCGGTTCGGCTGCTTGTTGCCGAAGAGTGGCTTGTGCGCTGTGAGCTTGAGAATCTGCGATACGGGTATCTGTGTCTCATTCCATTTGAAAATCAACACTCCGTGCTCTTTCAGGACGCGGAAGCACTCGCTGAACATGGTCTTGAGGTCAGCTTTCCACGTCTCTTGGTCGAGGCAACCGTATTTCTGCGCCATGTAGCTCGTTTTCCCCGCATTGCGCAGGTGGGGCGGGTCGAGCACCACCATGCGGAACGTCCCGTCGGGGAACGGCAGGTCGCGGTAGTCCATCAGCATGTCCGGCTTGACATCGAACCTACGCCCATCGCACAATTCCCAGCTCTCATCACGCACATCACCAAAAAGCACCCGATTATCCGATTTGTCGAACCAGAACATTCGGCCGCCGCAGGCGGGGTCAAGAACAGGCTGATACGCGCTCATTTCGTGTCCTTCCCCTTGTACTCGTCCACGAGTTCTTTCCACTGCCTGCTTGCGTATGCGGGGTAACTAAACCAGCTAGTAGAGATATGACCACGTGGACATCGGAGCCGGTAGACTGTGAGTGTTGTCCTTACTTTGCGGCTCTCGTGGTATTTTTCCGTTTGCGATGCCTTGATTACTGGTAGTCTGCCGCACATTGGACACCCGTATTCGTTGCGTCTGCGTTTGAACCACATGATTATTCCTCCGTGTCCTCGATTGGCTTGCAGTCGAATGGGGTCGGGCTTATGTCGCTGATCGTGCAGGCGTATGATTGGCTTCCGTCACGCATGATGATGGTTCTTTCGGTTGTCACGGCTTTCCATATGCAAACGCAGAAGACAATGAATATTGCGGCCGCGGCCACCGCCATCAGTCCGATCAGCAGGTTTCGGCGATGTCCGACCAATCCGGTTTCCATTTCATTTTTTCGCATCCTCGCTTTGATTCGGCACCTCAGAAGGCATAGTCCCGGAATAACCGAGCAGGTGACGGCAGTAATTGATTACATGCTCGTAAGCCGTCGTCATTCCGTCGTAAAAGTCGTACTTCAGCACTTCTTCGTCTGGATTATCAGAAGCGTTATTAGCTGCATCCCACTCTTTTTGCAGAAAGTCGATGACCTCATGCAGTGTTTTGTCTTTTTCACTCACGTTCGTCGCCATTGTTATTCCTTACTGCTCTTATCGTTCTTATCGTCATGGTCGAAAATGCATACGAACACGCCTAATAGCATGAGCACGCAGAGTATCGCTATCACTCCCAATGTGATGACGATGAACACGCTTGAAATATTCCAGCAAACATCAGCCAGACTCATGATTTCTTCTCCTTGCAGAATTGTCTGATAGCTTCCTCTGCGTCGTAATAGCGTGCGACAGCGCGTATCCACGAGTTGAACGCATCTTCGGCAGTCCAACAGACCTCGCCTTGAAGACACTTCAATACGCACTCGTACCGGTAGACGGTATGACGTGGATTGTGATACGTGCATTTGCCTTCGTTTATCACCGGCGCGTGACCGCAGTATGGGCATCTGAGGTAACTTTTCGGCTCCTCCTGCTTTTTCTTCTTCCGTCCGAACATCACTCACCCTTCAACGGATATGGCGCAGTGGTTGGTGTAAGCGGGAACGCACGCGGATACAGGCAGTCAAGAACCGTCTCCCACTTAGCGTATTCGCGGATGTGCTTATCAAGATCAGTCATTGGTTGCTCCTTACTGTAGGAAGTCTGCTTTTGTGGATTCCATTAGTCCGATAAGCTCGTAGACACTCGCGTGCTCGCTTGAAACGTTCGAGGAATAAGACACTCGTGAATCCCCGATTATCGGCGTGGTGTCCACGCACAATATCCAAGGGGTGAAGTCTCCGATGATTTCTCCGATGGCCTTGCGTAGCTTGTCTCGCTGCTCGTCGGTCAGCTCATGGTCAGAATCCTCAATATCATTCATGGCTCCCCCACATTCCTTCTTCGTTGGTTGCATAGTTCTTGCATTGGAATATCCGCGCCAATTTCTGAGCATCCCTGAGAACCTTCCACAACGCATATAACCTTGATACTCTCTTGCTTATCGGATAGTCGCGTGTGGCACGGAAAAGCCAAGTGTTCTCGATCACGTCCCAATGCCATAAGACCAATTCATATCCATCAAAGGTGTGGTCAGGCATTATGTAGCTGCGACGGATGCTAACCGCGTATTCGTTGTTCACTGCTTCACCTCGTTGAGTATGAGTATCGAATCGTATGCTCTGCATAGTTGGTTCTCACCACCGTTGAGACTGATGATGACCGGCTGGAACACTCCCCCGAAAAACAGTTGCACCATGCTGCCGCTGCCGTTACTGAACTTCGTGGTCATCGATTGGAGGAAACCGTCGATAGTGGTTCCCTCAACGGTGGTGGCTATCGCACGCTTGCCAGCGAGGAATGACGATGGCAGGTGCCGCCAGTCTGTGATATGGTCATGCACATTCATGGTCGAACACCCCGTTTTCCAATCGTGCAAGCAGGTCTTTGCCGAAGTTGATTCCCGTCCCGCAAACGGCATTCTCGATGTCTTTCGTATGCTTGTCGGAAGATGGGTTGTCCCGCACTGTCTCACACTCATGAATGAGCGTGTGCAAAAAGTTGGTGAGGTTGGTCAACCGACGCTCCGCACGAGATGTATCGTTAAGATTCACTGGTATCAGCGGGAAAGCGTCAGCGTCGAACGTGCGTTTGACCACGCTCCAGTCCATCGTTTCCAAATCCCCGTCAACGAACAATTGCGCATCACAGTCGATATTGTGAATGTGCCATGCGTCACCGTCATAACTCAACAGGTCTTCACCATCCCGAGTCACATACCAGCCCGGGTCGGTGGGCATGTCATCAGACGAATGCGCCTGATCGTGCATGGCCTTCACCTGCTTGTAGATGTCATCCAGTTCCCTCCCGTCGAACTCCACGGTCAGACAAGTGCCAGCCTTGTCAGTGAATAGATAAGGCATTGTTTTGAAATCAATGCTTCTCAACATTTCACTCTCCTTCCTTGAATGATGCTTCCAACGTGTCAGCGAACACTTGCAATGCGTGCCTTACATTCTCGTTGAAATCTTCCGGCATAACGGCTTCGACCGACATTGATCGCTGGTCCGTGAGAACGTTGTCGGACTTCGCGTAAACTGGAACATCCACGACAGCAGTCGCAAAATCTTCCCTTGGATAATCGAACGCGCTCACGGTGAACGTCAACTTGTTCGTGCCGACTCGCACTTTTCCGCTCATTACCGTCCCCTTGGTTCGAAGGTCTTAATGATTCGCTGCGGAGTCTCATAGGCTGCACGCACCTCGTACGGCCTATGGTGGAAGTCGGCGCTCTCCTGTGCCGCATCCGATGCCTCTTGGAGCGTCTTGTACACTCGGCATGTATGCAATCCCGTATCACCCTTCGGCCAGATGATGTAGCCGGTCAAGATGCTTGTGCCCAACATGCCCACGTCGTTCATTGGTATTTCTCCACGGTGTCGCAGCCGATGTATTCGCCGTTATGCTTCAAACAAGCCCACGTCACATCACCGGTCTTGACCATTTCCATTTGAAAACCCGCATTGGTCTTCTTGTCGATATTGGGTGACATTCCACAAATGAATAAAATCAAGACCACCGTGATGCAGCTGATCGCCGTGAGAGCCACACGCGTCTTATCCATCACTCACCGTCCTTTTCGATGGCGTCTCCCATGGCTTCCCGATACTTCTTCGTCCGTTGGAACCGGTCGGCAAGCATGTTCGCGGCCTTGTCGATAATCTCGTCCTTGCGTTCTTCGAGGAAGCGTTGCAAAGCGTCCTCCATCATGGTCTTACACATGTTTTCCCGCGAATACGCGTTGGTGTGCGCGAAAACAGTGTCCATGGTTTCTTTGACGATCTTGTCGAGCACGTCCTTGTAGGCGTATTCCTCGATGCGGTTCTGGATGGCCTTGTCGTCAATGCCGATGGCGAACTGCACGATATGTTCCATGATTACTTTCCTTCCTTTTCGATTTCATTGATCTTGTCGGCCAGCACTTTGACCGCCTTTTTGTAATCTCCCCATGAGATTTCGCACCATAGCTGTTCGAGGTCAGCCCAATTATCAGCTTGCAAGATGCCGAGAAGCCTGATGGGTCTGGCTGTGATAATGTCGCCGTCCGGCCCGAGGTACATGGCAAGGAACGGCACGTTGTTATCGATTGCGTGCTTCGCATACCAGAGTGCTTTCTTGAGGTCTTCGACACCGTTCTTGTCACGCCACCGGTAGCAGTATTTAACTACGTTGCCCCAGTCGAAGCTGAGCAAACTGGATAGTTCGATGCATTCGAACGGGCCATCCTTGTAATGCGATGGATTGATATTGTCAGTCATTTAACGCCATCCTTGCCTTCTCGAACGCCTGATGCACGATTTCCATGTGCAGTCGTTCGCCTTCCTTGGTCGTCTCGAACCGGTCATTCACTTGACGGATGAACTTATTACGAAGCAGTGCCCTGCTTGTCTGGTTATCGACGGCCTGGTATTGGCCCTGCATATTGCTCACGTCAGTGAGCATTTCCTGCTGTTTCGGACTGAGTGTCCACATCATCGGCTCCTTTCGCAGATGATTTCCAATGTGGGGTGGTATTCGTATGTGAGTGGATGCGAGTAGTAGTCGTCCCAATACTTGTTGAAGTTCCTGTTGATGCCACGTTCCGCGATGTTCGGCCTTCGTATTGGCTCTCCCCTGTCCAATCGTCTGATCGCGTCGGCGGTCTCGATGCCTTGCTCGGTCGGCTTGTAGGTGCCGTCCGCGAGGGGGATGATGAGACGCCTGTCGATGAGGGAACCCAACGTGGCCCACGGTTTCGCATAGGCTGCGGATGATGGCATTCGATGCGTTTCGACGATGTGGACAAGCATTGACGCTTGGGTGTCTCGCAATCGTTGTCCGTGGATGGTGTAGACGTTTCGTTTCATGACTGGTTCCTGTCGTTCATCGTCCGGTCGAACCGAATCCGTTTCCTCCACGTTCCGTCGTGTCGGTAAAGTTGACGACCTTGCGGATTCTGGGGGTTTCCACCGGCGTGATGACGAGTTGCGCGATACGGTCGCCGCAACGGAAGTTGATGCGGCTGGTGGACGTGTTATGCAGGATAACTTTGATCTCGCCACGGTATCCAGCGTCGATGATGCCGCCGAGGATGTCGATGCCGTAATTCCTGGCAAGGCCGGAACGTGGGCAGACTCGTGCCATGTAGCCTTCGGGCAGGTTGATCGCGATGCCGGTTCCCACCGTGATGCGTCCTAGTCCGTCGATGTGGAAGTCTTCGATGCAGTGTAGGTCGAGTCCGGCGTCCGCGTCGTGCGCCCTTGTGACTGTGGCGTTTGGGGTGAGCGGTTGAATTTCGAGGGTTTCTAGGGTCATTTCACTGTCCTTGCTGGTTGATGATGGTTTCGTATTCGGAGATGTCTCGGTTGAGGCAGTCGGTTGTGCGATGCGTGGTTTCGTGGCCGCAATCGTATGGGTCGCCGCCGTGGGCGAGTTGCAAGAGGCGGAAACTGGTGAGGTCGAGTCGCCGGTGGCTGAGCTTGTAGAGGATGCCGCTCGTGTTGGGCATGTTCACGTCGAGCCATCGGATATCGAAGTGGACGTTGGTTCCGGCTGGATGCATGAGACCGGGGTCGAGGCCCGTGTCGATGAGCCAGACGGCCATCTGCTTGTCCACGTTTTTGAGCGTGTCTTCCGCGTTCATGCATTCGCCGATGAGTCCGTTTCTGGAATGCATGTCGATGGTCGTGCTGTTGAACGCGCGGATTGGCGTGTTGTCATCGAAACGGATGACCCTATGGAATATCAGGGGGTCGTCGCTGAATGGCACCTGAAGGCCCTTCATGTCGGTGATTCTGGCTTCGACTTCCAGTAGATTGTCGGACATTGGGTCAAGTCCGCTGGTTTCGACATCGAACCAGATGAGATAATTGTCATCCATTGTTGGCTCCTTGGATTCACGTAATCGTTGGATATAGGTTTCCAGCCCGGTCAGGTCCACATGCGTGGGAGGCTGTGGTTCGAGTTCCTTGAGGATTTCGGCTTCCTTGTCCATCCGACGCGTGTAACGCCAATAGGCGGCTTTGCTTTCACAGATGCCGTACTTGTTGGTTTCCTTCCATTTGCTCATGGTGTTTTGAACAGGTCTCCCAGATCGTCGTCCACGGTTGGCTGGCGTACGATGGGCTTGGATGCGATTTGCGGACGGTCGGCCTGTTCGAGGGCCTTGCTGACGGCTTCGCCCAACTCTCGGGCTTCCCGCGCGGTGCCGAAGACGACGCGACGTTTGAACTCCCAATAGTCGTCCGCCGTGACGTGATGCTTGGCGGCGAGCTGCTGGATGGTGTTCTCGTCGGGAATCCGGCCCGCACGAATTTTCTTGCAGAGGATGTTGATGTCGGCGGCACGCATCCACTTGTCCGATTTGGTCGCATAGAATCTCACGACCGCCGTACGCATGTCTTGGATGTTGTTGCGCTTGTCGAGTTCGCGGTAGAACTCGTCCAATTGCAGGTCGTCCCATTGGGCGTTGCCGTGATGCGCGTTGATCGTGGTCAGCAGCATCGCGGCCTCTCCTTTGGTTATCATCCTGTTCCTCCCATCGCCCGCTGGCGTTCCTCGTCGCTCATGTACTGCCATGCCCTGTTGAGGTTCGCCATGCGGTTCGATTCGTTGCGGCTTATCATGGTCGGATTGGTGCGGAGGGTGAGGGTCGGTCGGATGTCGTATTCGTTTTCCCACCCCGCCGCGTTGAGCCATGTGGCCGCGTATTTGACGTATTTGGGTTCGGTTCCTTCGATCTCGACCTGTCTGGCATAGGCTCGTGCGCTGTTGATGATGGTGTCCGCGCCCGTGTCTTGGATGGCGTTCTTCCATGCTTTCCAGGCGGGACGCTTGTCAACGTGTCGTGGATACGCTTTCCAGAAGGTTTCGAAATCGGCGGAATACTTGTCGTCGGATGCCTGTCGTGCGCGGCTTCGGCGTTTGCTTGCCGTGTTGCGGGCCGTCCGGTCGGCGAGTTCTTTTCTGGTGTGGTTCCCGTTCGACTGGTATTCGTTGATGCGCACGCCGGTGATGGTCTGTTGGAACAGGCCGATGTCGATGAGGGTTTCGATCTCCTGTTCGGATGCGCCAAGCGTGTACGTCAGCTGGTCGGTGTCGATGTCTCCATCCGTGAGGTTGCAGCTGCACCAGCTCAATGCCATGACGTAGATGAGCGCCGCTCTTGGCATTTCGTCGCGGAGTCTGCATATCCTCGCGTCGGCCCAGAACCCGTTGTCGAGTCGGGTGTAGCCGTCCCTCACTTCAGATTCTCCCGTCATGTCATGAGTCCTATCCCGATGTCGGTGAGGATGGTTATCGAACCGCCTTCCACTAGGGTCATGCCCAATATCCACAGCCAGTCGCCTGACGGCCTGTTGCGGTCGATGAGGTTCAACGAGCCGAGCATGATGACGAATCCGATGGCACTGACGATGAGGGCGCATGTGACGACTATCGCGGTCATGATTGTCCTTCCGGTCCGAGTGGCAGTCCGTCGTTGAGGATGAGGGTTAGGTTCTCCAAGGTGATGCAGACGTATTGTCTGCTCCGCCCGATGAGGTCGATGTCGAATTTTTCAGTGAACCGTCCGGCCAACGCGCACATGGTGTGGTAGGTTTCCAGATCCGTGTATGCGAGCTGTTGGCCGATTCGTTCGAGTGTGGACAGGCCGACGCGTGGTTTCTTCTGCACGACCCACGGGTAGGGGCTGTCAAGGTTTCCGGCCTCCTCGACCGCCTCGTTGTAGTGTTTCGTGGCGTCTAGGCGTTTGGTGTTCTTGACTTCCACGCATACCGGCTGTCCGTGGAAGAAGATGTTCGCGATGTCGCCTAGGTCGTTGCTGCCGTGGAGACGGCGGCGGATGATGCGTTGGTCGTTCAACGCCCATTGCAGGTAGTGTTCCACCGCCGTTTCCATTGCCGTTCCGGCTTTTTTGGCCGACTGTCGGTTGCGTGGCATCAGAACGCCGGTTCTCCTGCTGGCTGTCCGAATCCGTCGAATCCGCTGCCGCTCCACGGGTCTGGGCCTGCCTGCTGCGGCATGGCGGCAGCGGGAGCGGATGCGGTCTGGCGTTGGCCGTACTGCTGGCTTGCGTTCTCCAGTTGGGCGGTGCCCCATCGGAGACTCGGACCGATCTCGCGGACGTTGACCTTCTGCGTGTAGTGGGTGACGCCGGACGAATCATCGAAACGATCATCGGACTCGTTGCCGATGACGATGTACTCGTCGCCTTCCTTGATGCTGTTCTGGATGTGCGTGGCGAGATCGTTCCATGCTTCGCAGGTGCGTGAGCAGGATGCGCCGTAACCCCATGAGCCGTCCGGGTTCTTGACCCTGTTGGAGCAGAGGATGCGGAACTGGATGTAGTTCTTGCCGTTCTTCGTGGTTCCAGCGTTGAACAGGTTGCCGTCCTTTTTGATTTTGACGATTCGTCCCACGAGGATGATGGTCGGAGTGCTCATTGCTTGTTCTCCTTGTCGTGTCGTGGATGGGTTTCGAGTCCGACCCATCCCTGCTGGTCTTCGGCTTTCATGTTTTTGAGACGGTCAGCCGTCTTGTGGCTGTTGGACGCTTCGACGTTGCACATGATCATGTGGCTTCGCGCGGCGGCGCAAGTGCTTTTGCCGCATTTACGGCAGTATGGGATGAGTCCCGTCTTGACTGGATCGTGACGCACGCAGTACGCGCACGTGCATCCGGCTCGTCTGGTGATGTTCAAAAGTTCGCCTCGCAGACCGCTTCCTTCGGCTGTTTGAGACCGAGGGTGCAGTAGTGGAGAGGCATGTCGTTTCGGACGCGTCTCTCGGACACGACCTCGCCACCAAACACCGGTACGAGTGGTGAATCCCATGGGTCCTTCATCTGTAAGTCGAAGTCCGGTCCCATGTAGGCGATGAGCTTCCACACGCCGCAACTGTTGAGGTGGTATAGGTTCGTCTTGTCCTTGTTGCGGTAGAAGCCCGGACGGGTCGGCAGTTTCTTCTCGCTGAGGCGTTCGAACGGGAATCGTTTCGAATGGCCGCTGCTGACGGCGAATGCCTCGATGGTCTGCTGCAAGGCGTGCGGCGGAACGTTGCCGTGATTGTCTAGGATGGGCGTCCAAGTGTCGCTCGTGTGGAGCCATACGCTGCCGGTCGCGGCCTTGTAGAATCCGTTGGCCTTGGGAAGCTGCTTCTCCCACTCCTCGGCTTGGGTGTCGTCGGTTGGCTTGTCCTCGTCGTCGGCGGGGGTCTCGACCTTGACGAGCGTCGCCTTCCAATCGGCGAAGTCCAGCTCCACGCCGTCGTCGGGATTCTCTTCGATGGAGATGATCGTGTTCCAAGTGACGTTCAGGTCACGGTCGAATCTGATGGCCGGGCATAGGATTCCCTTATCGTCGTCACGGACGACGAAATACTCGTTGTCCGTGATGATGAGCGACAATGCCATAAGATCACGGAGCGCAGGATCGTCGCAGGCGAGCGCGTCGTCCATGTCGATGTGCTTCAGCTTGCCGGTGACATGCTGTACGCCTCCGACTTCGACGGTGACGGTCATGTTGGCTGTCGAGATTTTGAGCGCGTCGCTATAGGTGAGTTTCTTCGGGTTGTATTTCATCGTGCTGCTCCTTGCTGCTGCATGTGCTTGTGGTATTCGTTGATGAATGTTTGGGCCTGCACTGCCGTGAGGCTTACGCTCGTGGCCGTCTGGTCGTGGAGGATTTTCTGGATGAACGCGTCAGCTTCATCCGGTTTGATCTGGCAGGCGCGGAGGATGTCGGTGACTGTCTTCAACTGGTCAGGACTGGCGAGGCCATTGGGTGGAGCCTGGGCAGCGGTCTGCTCCGGCTGGCCTTGACGGACCTGCGGAGCGTATTGGCGTGGCTTCTGTCGTGGCTGCTCGTCAACCACTTCGGCTTCGACCATTTCCTCTTCGGTCTCGTTGTTGGTCTGCTGCATCTCGTCGGTCGTGTACAGGCCGCTCAAATCCTGCGGGAACGCCTTGCGTAATGCGAGGGCTTCCGCGCATTTCGCGATCATGGTCACCGGTTTCGAAGTCCACATGTTGGTGGGGACCTGCCTGTGGAGATTCTTGTCGTAACGGGTTCCGACGTATTCTCTGTAGAGGGCCACGCCGGTGAACTCGCCTTCTCCTCGGCGAACCGTGACTTTCGCCGCGACTGGAGGGGTCTGGGCGATCCACACGTCATGCCAGACGCCATCCTCTCCACACCAGAGGGTTTCCGGTTCGCTGAACAGTTCATGGTTCATGTCCGCCGCACGACGGGCGATGAGACGGAAACCGTCAATGCCGACTTGGATTGTCTGCTTGGAAACATATTCGCTGCCTTGCTTCTGACGGCGTTCGATCAGGTAGATCTGACGACTGAAAGGGTCAAGTCCGGTACGCTGGCATTGGTGCAGGAACACCGCCAAGTCGGCTGGCTGCGCGTTCTGCACTCCAAGCTGGGACAGTGCCGCGAGCTGGGCGCGGCTCCAAGTGTCCTGCTCGTTGGTGATGGTAAGGCTTTTGCACATGGCTACTCTTCCTTGGTCGAAGTGAGCATCTGGAACATCTTCGGTGCTATCTCGCTGGTGAAAACCTTGTCCACGAATCCTCTCGTGGTGCGAAGTGTTACGGTCTGGGCGCGTCCAGGCTTGAACTCGACGCCGGGTGGGAGTTCGCCGTCATGGTCCGCGATCATGTCCTTCAGATAGGCTTCCGACTTCGCTTCGGGGCGTGGCATCCACACGGCCTCCGCCGCATCGTTCCCACCGGGGATGAGGAATTTGCTGTCATGCAGCATGGCACCATACGCACGCTCGTCAACGACCTTGTAATGGCCTTCGGTGCCTTTGCTGAGACTGATTTCACCCGCATCCAGTCCGGCGAACGCGGCGTGCTCCTTATCGCCGCCGTCATGCGAGCGCCGCCATTCTTCTCTTGCGGCTTCGAGGGCTTCGGCGCTTCGTTTGTTCAGTGCTGTGAGTCCGGCGATGGTGGAGTTGAGTTCGTCGGGGCGGAGGCTGCTGAAGTCGTATTTGGGGGTGTTGGTCATTGTTGTTCCTTGGTTTGGTGTTCGATGGTGTCTACTGCGAGCCTGTAGAAGCTCACGTCGGTTTTGAGGGTTTGGTTCTCGTATTGGAGTCGTCTGTTTTCCGTGGCGAGTTTCCGGTTTTCGTTCCAGAGGGCGTGGATGGTGAGCGCGCAGTCGTCTAGGAAGTCGTCAACTTGGTTGGCGTCGTATCCCATGAATGGGAATGAGAGTCGGAATTGTCTGTCTCGTATGTCTTTCGGGGTGACTAGTCGTCTGGTGGTCATTGTTCGATCTCCTTTGCTTGGTCCTTGATTTCGTAGAATCGGAGTAGGAGTTCCTTCTTTGTGAAGAGTTTGTTTTGGCCGGATTGGTATCCGAGGAACCCGTACAGGTCTTCGAATGTTTTCTTTCCTGCCTTCGTGAAGGCGATCGCCTCGTCTTTGGTGAGGATGCCGTCTTCGAAGATGATGGGTGCCGTCAATTTGTGTGTGCTCCTTCCTTGGATTGGTGGTTGGGGTAAGCGGGTTGCGGCATGACGCTGGACGGTTGGCTCGCAAAAGGGTGTGCGGGGCGACTGGGAAAATAAGGAAAACCAGTCTGGCCGACCATCGTTCCCGATGCGGGACGGAGAAAACCAAGTGAAAAACTTCGTCCCGATGGGTGGCGTTGACGTCATGCCGCTGGCGTCCAAGCGCGGATTCGGACCGCGAGCCGTTCGAGATCATCGTCGGATACCTTTGAGTACAGGAGAGGATGTGGTGTCTGGTTCGATTGGCGATGGTCTTGTGGTACGGTTCCTGTTCCCACTGCGTGGGCTTGGACGATTGCCGTGGCGGCGTGTGTATGCAAACGCTTGTGACGGTTCGTTTGGATGTGTTTCGCCACGGCATGGAACATCATGGGATGTTCCATCTTTGCCAGCCGGTGAACGTGGACATTCGATAAACGTCCAATTTTTCATTGTTTGATTGTTTATCGGAGTGGCTGGCGAAGCTTATTGGTCCCCATCCGGGTTGCAGGCGGATGGGGAAGAATCATTTGCTGTCGGCGAGCGCCTTGGCGATGACCGGCATACCTGAGAAGTTCAACGGGATGAGAGGGAACGCTGAATCTTGGAAGTCTTTGACCAGTTCGCTCCAGTGGCGGTATCCACTGAATAAGTTGACACCGTAGGTAAGTTCAGTCCAATTGTGGATTTTGCTCATGACGCCCGGCTTGTTCTTCACGTATGACCATGTGTCGTCCATGTCATGGAGAATCAGGTATGGCGAGCCGTCGCGTGGAATGAAGAATCCATGCGACTGTGGTTCGGCTGGCAGTGGCTTTTTGTCAGGCTCGTCGTCGGAGTCGAGGCTGATGCCCATGGCTTTGATGCGGTCGAAGAGGACGTGCAAGTAGTCTTGCATGATGTAGAGTTGGGCGACGATCATGCCGCCAAGGCATTTCGGTTTGAACTCAAGCTCTCCCCTCTTGTATCTGGTGACGGCATCATCGAGTTTGCTGATGCGTTCCTTGAGTTCGCGGTATTCTTCGACCATGCGGGTCTTGTAATCGTCTTCCATTACTGTCTCCTATCGTGATTGACCGTGAACGTCGGGAGCCCATTGGATGAACGCAGCCAGTTTCGATTCTGGAATCGCATACAATGTGCTCGTCTTTTTTCCGTCCTTTTCAACGATTGACCCGCCTTTCCGATCATTGATACGGAAGACGCAGTGCCCACCCTCGTCAAGAACGAACTCCTGTGGTTGTGCGGGAGGATTCAACAACGTCATGCCGCCACCTCCGCGTCAAGCACTCGCTCGAAACTTTGTTCAGACAACCGCTGGTGGATAAGCGCCAATCCCTTGCGTGTCAGCTTCGGGGTCGGCGGATAGGCGAATGGCGTGCCATCCTTGTGGATTCCGTGGGAACGGGAGGACACCATGACCATATGGCCTTGCCTCACGCGACTTGACGCCGCGCACCACGACTGGTTAGGCTGCCGGTAAATCCAACCGTTATCCACGAGCCATTGGCGCAGCTCATGCTCACCGATCTGAATGTTGGAATCGTTGCTTAGGAGTTTCGCTGCGTCACGGACAAGCAGAGCATCGGGAACGTTGGTGAAGTCATCCAACGCCTTGGCTTTCGGCTCCAGTTCCTTGACCTTCTCCTGCTCCTCCTTCAGCTTGGTGGCGAGCTGGATCAGGAAGTCCGGGCTGGTGAGCGCTTTGTCCAACGTCTGCTGGGTCATGTATGCGCCATGCTTGCGGATGGACGGCAGTACCTCGTGTGTCACCCAGCGTTGGAACTCCTTCGCTTCCGGCTTCCGCGAGCGCATGACCAGACGATACAGGCCAGGCTCGCTGATGATGTACGCCTGCTGCCGACGGCCAATCGAATCGATGACTTCAGTAGTACTGAACTCGTCATCATCAAACATTTTGACAGTCTCGGTTGGATTACCGAGGTCAAGGATGCTCATGCAATCCTTGAGTACGAACCAAGGCTCCCCCGCCATGTTGGTCAGGGCGCGTAATGATTCGCCCTTGAACTCGAATCGTTGGATTTCATTGTGCATTTGGAGTCTCCTTAGTATTCGACTGCTTCGATGCGGGTGATGAAGAAGTGGATGCCTGGAGCGCATTCGTTCCACCGGTTGGTGTCGAAGTATTCGACGTGAATGGTTTCGCCTTTTTTGTATGTGAAGTCTGCGTCGTATGAGCTGTATGCCGTGGTGTCTGACGGGAGGCTGTTGCCTTGCTTGTCTTGCAGGTCGAGCACTCGCGCTGTGCTGGCGCGGCATTTGCGGCCAGTGGCGTTGGAGCGCAGCGCGTCGGACGGAATGAGGAGCTTCACAATGACTGGCGTTAGCAGCGTTTCATTATCTGTCCATGCTTTTTTCCAGCCGATGATGTCGCCTTCGTCCGGAAGGATGCTGGTTTTGGCGATGCTGAGTTGTACATCGTCGGCACGGTGCAGGTCGGCACCGCGCAGGTCGGCATCGATCAGGTCGGCGCAACACAGCTCGGCACCGCTCAAGTTGGCATCGCGCAGGTCGGCACGGTGCAGGTCGGCATCGATCAGGTCGGCACCGCGCAGGCAGTCGAATCCATGCTCTTTGAGGATGGCTTCGATGTTGTCGCCTTCGAGAGTGCCGTGTGGTGTGGTGATTTTCATTGGTTGTCCTTTTGCTCGTTGGCGTTGTGTGGTGTGGTTAGGCGGTTTGTTTGATTTGGGCGATTTCTCCGGGTTGGAAGCCGAATGCTTTGTAGAGTCCTATGAGCATGAGTGGTGTGCATTCGTTTGTTTTTTTGGCTCTGGCTAGGACGCTTTCGCTGACTCCTATTGCTCCGGCGAAGGCTTCGTCTGTTTTGAGGCCGCTCATTTGTTTGGTTCGGTCTAGGAAGCCGTCTCGGAACTGCATTTTGTATTCAGCCATCAGCACTGTTCCTTTCGCAATCTGCAATATTTCTTTTGCTTTCTGCAATTCATATAATCGCATATTGCGAAAAAAGTCAAGCGAGAAGCGACACTCGGCGTGTTGCGAGTTTAGAAGAAGTATTGCATAATGCAAAACATGAGTATTGCAACATGGTATAAAAAGACAGTCGGGCCAGATACGGTTAACACCGTGGCTGACAACACCGGAATAGTCCCTTCATCCCTTTATCGGCAGCTTCCAGAGAAACTCTCTCCGGAAAATGTCGTGAAAATCGCCCGCGCATACGGAGTTTCAGCTATAAACGGTCTAGTCGCGCTTGGGCTGCTGGATGACAGCGATATATCACAACTACAAATATCAGATGCACTAATAAACGCTTCGAATGACGAGTTGCTTCAGGAACTCGCACGACGTCTCAAGGAGAACGCGGACGCCGACTGGGTGAACAGTCCGATCATCTACCGTGAAGAGTTCGACATGGCCGCGAACGACGATCCGAACGCGAGGCTTGAGGCCGAAACACCTGAAGACTGACGACAGTAATGAATATGGCGGCGGTATCCACTCATGATGCCGCCGCCTAATAATACGAAGGGAACAATGTCACGAATCACCATCGACGTTTTGGAACGTCAGGCCGAGCACATGGGTTTGAAGGTTTTGGAATCCGATATTCCCGGCACTACCTGCGGATTGTATTGCGACCAGCTGCGGACGATATGGCTTGCCGACTGGTTGAACGACCGGCAGAGGCTCTGCACCCTATGCCACGAGCTTGTGCACGCGAAGTACCGTGATCTTGGCTGCGGCACGCGGTTCGGCGTGAAGTGCGAGCGTAGGGCGCGACGCGAGACGGCGTTGGCGTTGATAAGCCCGGTCGAGTTCGCCATGGCCGAAGAGCTGTGGGACGGCGACACATGGCATATGGCAACGGAGCTGGACGTGACCTCGCAGGTTCTCACGGACTACCGGCAGATTCTCAAGGATGGCTTGTTTGCAAAACGCCCATGATTCATCAGCCGTCAATTAGCGAGATAATCCTTGTAAGACATACCAAGAGAGCAAGGAGAGCATCATGAGTTTTCTTATCGCCATCGCGGCTGTGTTCGTCGGTTTCGCCGTGTTCGTATTGTTGACGCAGATGGCCGTGAGGAACGGCATCCGCATGTCCGGCGTGATCGATTGGAAGACGCAGTACGAGTTGGAGCGCATGGAGGATGCAGGCGGCAAGCAGAAGCCGTTGGCTGAATTATATAAGAGCGTTGCCGAGTCTGAGGATGATACAGACAAGGTGGAGCGCAAGGTGAAGGAGCAGGCGTTGAAGTACATCAACTCGCGTAATTCAACCCATGTGACGAACGCATGGATTTTCCTTGGCCTCGGCATCGTCCTGTGTGTAGTGGTCGTGCTCATCGTGGCGTCGTCGGACAGCATGATGTGACCGCATACGAAAAAACGGGGACATCCTTTCTATGAGGATGTCCCCG